ACATGGGATTTTTCTGGTCTAACAGTTGTAAATGCCAACGTCACTTTAAGAAACGTCATGACATTTGATCAAATGTCATTCAGTGATTGCATTTCAATTACTGCAAGTTCATGTACAGTGACTAATAGCAAAATTAGAACAGTATCAACAACCGCAAACTCGTTGGTGCTTAATGTATCATCTAGTATTTCTAATTGTGACATAAACACAACTAAAATTTCAGCAGGTGTTGCTCTTACTCAAGTGTCAACACCTTCAATTTTCACTAATTCAAATTTTGTTGGTTCTGCATCTACAGGACATGCAATTGAAATAACAACACCCGGAACATATTCTTTTTCGGGTAACGTATTTTCTGGCTATGGCGCTACAGGCTCTACTAGTGCAGCAATTTATAACAATTCAGGCGGTGCAGTAACATTGAACATTGCAGGCGGCGGTTCTGTTCCAACGTATCGAAATGGTGCATCTGCTACTACAACAGTCGTTGCTGCTGCAAACGTTACATTGACTGGGTTGAAATCTGACTCTGAAGTCAGAGCATATCTAGGAACAGACTATGCAACATCAACTGAGTTAGCTGGCACCGAATCTTCTGGTACAAGTTTCAATTTCTCACAATCTGTTTCAGGACAAAACGGATATATTCAGATATTCCATGTAGATTACCAACCTATTACATTACCAATTACGTATTCAGGTGTAGATCAATCAATTCCAATTCAGCAAACAACTGATAGACAGTACGCACGAGGATCAATCTTTACACCCGGTTAATCTTAAATAGTCATAGAAGTATTTTATAACATAAGGAAAATAATAAATGGCAGCTTATACAGAACTTCCTATCGTTGATCCCGATGAGCTAGGGTATCACGTTGGTACAGAAGGAACATTTGCAACCACATTCTCTGCATCAACTGAAGAATTGGTTATTAACGTTACTACAAAAACTATAGCGTTGAAAGTAACTGGTAACTTGGATCAAGATGGTGCAACTGTAAAGGCAGTGTACTCAAAACTAAAAGATGCATGGCGCTCAAATGCAACACTAATTAAGTTCCCATTCCCAATGGGTCCAATTACGGATGAACAGTTTGAATTGATTAACGGCTGGAACTGGGATAAAACTCAGTCATCAGGTGCAGCAACTCAAACAACTGTTGAATTGCTACGCACTGGTGGTTGGTCTGTAGTGTCTGGTGGTGTAGACTTAGAGCGTTGGACAAACGTCATTACTCTAGGTTCTCTAGGTTCCACTGACCAAGTTTACTACCAACAAGTTGATGCTGATACAGCATCCGTAAACTTCAAGCTGACTGGTAAAGTAAACCAAGCTATCCAAGTTTGGTCTGATCCAAACGGCGACGGTAACGTCGCTGATGGCTACAACCGCACAACGTACTTGAAGATATTCGTACGTGAGTGGGAAAAGATTTATGCACAGTCCGAAATATTCGATATTGGTGTGGCAACAATTCTACCACAAGCATATCGTTATCCGTTAACAAACTCAGCTGACTTGAAGATTACAGTAACAACTGCTAATATTGGTACTGAGTTGGATACTGGGTATCCTGGCACGCCTGGTCTACCCAACGTTGGTGTCTATGCCAACGTTCGCATTGACTACTTGCGTGACACTAACAGCAATTTCTATGTTGTTCGTGGTGACTTTGCATCTGCAACTGCATATGTTATTGGCAACGTTGTTAAAGACACAGGTAACAGCAGATGGTACAAGTGTATTCTTGGTTACACCTCAACTGCGACTTTGCCTTCTGCAAACGCAACTAACTGGGCAGCATACGAAGGTGAGCGTCTAATTGGTAGCAACTATTATCCATTCACGATTATTGTCGATGGTGATACTGGTGTTGCTGCTTCTGGGTCTGGTGCTGCTAGAACTGGTCAAATTTATACTGCGGTTCAATACCAATTGAAACTTGCAACTGATATTGACGATGCAGTTGGCGCAGTTACTGGTAAGACTGCTTCTTCGTTGCTAAGATTCGTTGGTGATACGCTAGTTACATCTGCTGGTGTATATGTTGACTCGTTCAATGCACAAGATACTAACAGTATTACATTCACTGATGCATTGGGGTCTGCTAGGACTTTCCCATATGTTGCTGCATTGACTGTTAACTTTGGTACCAACTTGCAAGATGACCAATATGCAAAATATTGGGTATTCTTTACCAATGATGATGCTGGCTCCAATAGTGGTCGCGATTTCGCTACAACAAACGCTATTATTGTTAAAGATGCTGATGGCATTGATATGACAGGTGATGTAAACCCAGCTTGGCCTACTAAGCGTGTATCAGTTTCACACACATACAACTATGATTCAAATGACCAACGTGGCGTGGGTACATACAACTCAGGTGATGGTGTAGGTGACTCCGCCAAGACCAATGCACCGATTACCGTAGTTGGTATTGGTCTAAGAACGGGTCAGTACGTTATTGCAACAGGTACTATTGAGAAATCAACCGGTAATTCAGTTACAATCACGTCATCGCTAGAAAGAAACTATAGTCAAGGTACAACGTATCCTTAATGTAGATTGATATAGGGTGAACGTGTGATATAATAACATTCACACGTTCACCCTTTTCACATACTCTAAATAGTTTAACGAAACATACTAGAAAATACATATATGACTACTAGAAGTGAATATCGCAATGCTTGTTTTAGAGCCAAGAAAAACGTTCTAGCTGATAAGCAATTACCATTAATTGAAGAAATAAAAGTTCTGATGGAACCGCATCAGCACTGGAGTAATTTTTCAGTTGAATGGGATATTATGATAAACAAAGATAAACAGCTGTCTATCATTACACCCGAGTCAAATTATGATTATGCACATAATACATTGTTAGAAGCATCGTTGTTGTTTAGAAAAGATATTCCGTTTGATGACTTCGATGATCGTCAAATGAACATTGTGAACATTATTGATTCACTAATGCTTGATGGTGTAATGACGTGGGGTAACTACAATAAAGTATGGGGTATAGCACTAGATCCAGTTACTAAGCAATTTAGTACGTTGTTATATAAAGAAACAAAGAATCAGTTAGATGTAACTGATGAGATGATCAAAGCATCAATGAAAGATGCAGATGGTTCTGCATTTACGTCGCCAAAAACAGAAACTGTTTTAGAAGCAAACCCAATGGATGTTGCACAACAAAAAGCATTCGAAGAGTTTTTAGCTAAAAAATATGCCAAGTAAGGATTAACAGATGGCAACATCATACGTTAGAGTACCACCGGACAGTACCGGCAAGAAAGTTTTTTCAAAAGAGCACGTAATAGGTGCCGATACTGTTCAAACACAGGTAATTCACGTTGCCGATTCAACTGACCCAACTCAAGCGCTAGCCATCAATGCAACTGGTGCAGCTTCTGTAACATTTGCAGAAGGTCAGCCAACAATGTCTGGTTTTGGTTCATTGAAAACAAGTTCTGAAAGAGTTCTTGGCGTATACGAAAGTTCACTGGATACATACGAAGCATTATTTTCAACTGTAACTGCTAATGGCGGGGTATCTAACTATACCCCAAGTGAATCAAGTCAAGTGCTATTAGTAAACAGCACAAGTGGCAGTCGATCAATGATAATGACCAATCGTTATCATTATTATACACCTGGAACATCAAGTCTGTTTAAGATGACTGTTTCTTGTGGTGATGCAGGTAAAGTTGGTAATATTCGTCGTTGGGGTGCTTTTGATCAAAACGATGGCATCTTTTTTGAATTATATGAAACTACTGTAAATGTAGTAATTCGTTCATCAACATCAGGTTCGGTTGTTGAAAATCGTGTTGCACAATCTGCATGGAATCACGATAAACTGAATGGAACTGGTCTTAGTTCACATACATTGAACATCACTGGGATTAATGTATTCTGGATGGACTATCAGTGGCTTGGTGCAGGCAGAGTTCGTTTTGGTATCTACACACCAGATGGTTCTCGTGTTGTATGTCATCAATTTGAAAATGCTGGTTTAAATTCTCTACCATACATGCGTACTGGTACGCTACCAGCAGCATTAGAAAACGTTAACACTGCGTCAACGGGTGCTTCAAGTGAATTACGTTCAGTCTGTATTGGTGTATATACAGAAGGTACATATGAAGATTATGCTTTCTGGAGATTTTCCGACGTTGATAGAAACATTACTGGAGTAACAACTAATACCGTTGCATTCAGTATCAGAACATTATCTACATTCAACGGTAAGCATAATCACGTTGTTGTATACCCAGAAACATTGAATGTTTGGTGTGATCAACCAGTAGCAGTAACTATGTGGCAAGCAACAAGCGTAACTGGTGGAACATGGGATGCATTAGCATCTACATGTGAAGTAAACTATACCGGAACAGTTGATACAACAGGTTCACAAAAATTTAAAACTTTGTATTTCAATACCGGCGCAGAAGCATTCGATCTTGATAAATTCTTCGAGAAAAATGATGAAGGTATTCTAACCAGTGCGACTGGTGTCCCAGAAGTTTGGTCATTCTTAGTAACTAAACTTACAGCTGCTTCAACAAATGCATCGTTGAATCTAGGTTACAAGGAATTGTGGTAATACATGCTTCTGTCTCTATCACCAAACTGGTGGGAAGATTGGGAATTATACCACAAAGTTGTATTTGATGGTATTAATAGACTGATCATAATCACTCCAAATGCTAGTAGCATATCAGTTAAAACTGATATCTATTCGGCATGGAAGGAGTGGCTCAGCTTGCGTGACAATGCAAAGTTCCTACCAGCAATTAGAACAACAGGTGGTGACCCAACAGGTAATTCTCAATACACTGGTGATGTATACTTCTTGATTAATAATTGGAGAATACTAGTTGATCATAGTTGTGATGTAGATGGCGTGATCTACTCCGATGACTTTCCAAGTCCATTTATTCAACAAGAAGGTACTCAGATTGTTACAAACAAAGTATCTGCACTTGTTAATATTGTATCTACATCTGGTACAGTGGGTGGTGATGTACCAACAGCGTCTGAGGTTGCAAATGCAGTATGGACAAATACATCTAGAACTCTAACACAGACACCTACATACAATGGACCATCAGTAGTTCAAATTAGACAAGAGTTAGATACAAACAGTTCAAAACTTCAACAGCTAGTAACCAATACACAAAGTATTCCTTCTGCTAATACAATTGCAGATGCAGTCAGGGTTGAATTGACTCCTGAACTAACAAAGATAATGACTTTGGAAAACAATCCAGGGTTAACAGTTTCTCAAGCAACAATGCTTGCAGAATTGTATGCAATCATGGGGTTAGATCCAACTAAACCTCTAATTGTCACACAAAATCAGAGAACTGCTGGTGCTGGTATAAACCAAAACATTACAACATCACAGACTCAAACAACTGTAACTAGAAATGTTTGATACTCGTAATATGGCAACACTGGGGTTATACCCTGGGTTGACTACTCTACGTTCAATTGCCAATATGGGGCATTTTGAAGTAGAAATAATAATTGAACCAGAAGTACCATCGTTTACAGGTGGTGGAGCATCTGGACCGTGGACAGTACCACAAACTAAATATCTATTGAAGATCCGTGTCAGTCGAAAAGGCAAGACATGGGAATATAACTCGAAATTAAATCAGTCTACAGCAAAGGTGCTTGCAAAGTTTCTTGGTAGAGAATTGCCAGTAGTTAATGTAACTGATAGCAGATTAATAAAAACAGAACAACCAAACATTGAGGTAAGCCATGTTAGCACAACTAAAATTGGATGAAGCAGCTAAATTAGAATTTAGCGTTGCGATTTCAGGTACAGCAGAACCACCAGAGTACAGGTTTGTCGTTGAGCTAGACATGTTTTCTTTAATGTTGAAATGTCGCCAAGTTGGTGAACAGATTGAAGTATCTATTCCACCATTAAAAAACATTACTGGTGCAGGCGATAAGGATGTTCGTTTAGAAGTTCTAATAGATGGCAAATTATTTGTGCCTCTAAAAGACGTTATCAATTTTGAACCATGTATTGAGATTGAATCAAAAGCAAAACCAGTTATTAAACCAGAAGATATGGTTAAGATTGGTCCAGTGTCTGTAAAGAAGCAGCCCGTAACTGAAGAAAAAGACGGATACTTAGTAATTAAGAAGGGTTGATATGGTACAAGATAATACTGTAACAGGTGCTATTACAGAGGAATCAGTAGCATTTTTACTAGAAAATAAACTAGAAATTTTATCTGAGCAACAGTTAGAATTTCTAGTTGAGTCACGTATTGACTTTATTAAGACAGCAAATAAAGACAAAATCAATACTGACCATGATCCTGAATCAGCAAAGATGAGTTCAGATGCTATTGTTGATCATATTGCATCTAAAATTGACACATCTAAAAACAAAGCAAATACTCAATGGTTGGTTAATAGATACAAAGCAGGTGACTTTAAACTAGGTCATGGCAAAGATATCAAGAAAACAATGACCTCGTATGAGGCATCTAAAGATTTTCTTGAGAATAAAGATATAGGTTCATATAAATCAATATCACATCTTAAAGATGCATTAGTACCAGTACAAAGTGAAATCAAGTCCTTCAGTGAACGTAATGCTGAAGCTAAACGTGTAGACATGCCAGTTGTATTTGATGATGGCAGCAATAACATTGGATACAAAGTACCAAGTAGACAAACGTCCATAAACAACTATGGACCATCCGGCAAACTCGCTCATACAAATTGGTGTACTGCTGCCAATAGCTCAAGCAATATGTTCAATGGCTACAAAGGTGGTAAGTATACCTTACATCTGAACAATGGTCATATTCTTCAAGCACATTTTCAATCTAATCAACTTAAAGATATTAACAATTCATCAATTGACTTGAATAAAGATAGTAGGTTTTCTTCTCATAAAGATACTATCAATGATTTCTTGAGCAAGACACACGAAGCAGAGGGTTCACCGACCACTACTATTATCAATAAGCCCTCAATTTCATCAGCAAAATTTGATGAAATGCTACAGTCACATAAATCACTGATGGATTCAGTGAAATTAGACTCTAATGGTCATGTGCCATACAATCAAGCACATAGACTACAGGATAGCACACTTAATATCGCAAACAGCATTAAGGATGCTGATATATCAGATCATCAATTCAATGAATTAAAGAGCTTTCATGGCATACATCGTACATCCAATTATGACTATGTAACTTCTCATTCAACTTTACAACATCATATACTGAATAACAAATTTGCTAACCCAAGTCATATTCATGAAGTTGCTAAAGACATAAACTTTAATGAGTTAACTTATGATAATAGAGAAGCCTTAGCAAAAATTGCAAAGCATCCTAATACATCAAGTGAAACCCATCATGCAATGATTGATGCAGCTCTTTCATCACCTAACAGTGATTTTATCAAAGATTATGCATCAAATGTATCACTGTATGGTAGCAATGTATTGCCAGAACACTTAGCTAAAATTGATCACTTACACGGTCTAAAACACAATGCAATAATGAATAGTTCAGGTGCAGTTGTACCAGAACAATACTTCCATGATTTAAAGGGATCAAGTGATGCACACGTTGCAATTTCATCACATCACAAGATACCTGAGAGTGTAGCAGATCATGTTTTACAAACAACGGATGATAAACATACACTGAACAATTTAGCAGTCAATCATGCTGTACCTGAACATATTGCTGGCTTAGCAATTGAAAAATCCAAATATGTTAACTTAACTGATTACATCAACCGTCCGACTGTTGATGAGAGAAGCATTTCTTCTGTTGCGTCTAGAGTTATTGATGGCCAAATAACATCGTCGTCAAATACTTGGTTACAGTCAAGGAAACTACCTAGGCATATAGTTGAGCACGCTATTAACAGCAACGCAATAAAAAGTACAGTAAGTGAATATGGCAATTCAATTACAAACAACCCAAAAATCAAATCAGCTGATTTAGAAAAGTTAATAGATAATCCACATTATAATAGCAAAACTGGTGGGCATACAAATGCAGTTTTAAAATCACATGCAATAAATTCAAAAGTTATTGATAAGCTATTTGAACATAATCATATCAATAGCGCAGCAACATCAACATTGTTAGATGAAGTTGATCCCACACATATTACACATGACCACATACATAAGATTCTTGACTCTAATGTAAATCTAAATTTGAAACATAGAATTTTAGTTGATCATTCTAAAGTTCAACTATCACATTTTAACAAAGTAAAGGGTGATAATCGTTTCCATGGAGCTATTTCCAACTCTAAAAATGCACCACCTTCCATTTTACATGAATTATCTAGTTCACCGATGGAACACGTTCGTTTGAATGTTGCAAAGAATCCAAATACAGAAAATCGAACGCTACAAGCACTTAAAACAGATGCTTCACCTGAAGTAAGTCAAGTAGCAATTAAGAAGGCAAAATAATGGACTTTAAAATTAAAAAAATCGATGATACAACAAGCGTATATCATGATAGTTTAACAAATGATCCAATTGCTGTATGTAAGACCGTAAACAATAAGTACAAATCTGGTAAAACGTATCATATAGCATGGCATCCTGATGCCAGGAAGCTGTATTCGTTAACAAACGATTTAACACATACAAACTTTAGTACAACTGAGTCATCAGCAGCAGTTGGTACTCTTATTGAAAGAAAATACCACGAAGTTCAAAATTCTACCACAAAAGATCCTCTACATGCAGTGTTTGCAGGAAAGATTACAAAGCCAAATCAAACTAAAGACGCATCAGATGATATTGAGTTTCATGAATTTCATTTACACGATGCAGACAACAAGCATGTTGCATCAATGTATGTTAATTCAAAATTAGCATCTGACATTGGTGTTAATCCTGAAAGTTTTAATACAAGTTACAACAATGACAAGTATAGATTAGCTCATCTAGTATTCCATGGTGAACAACCAACAGCGGAAAAGTTTTCACAGTCAACAAAAAAGCACCCTGGCAATGACCCAATTGCAATGATGCATCAAGTGAGACACTGGTTGGATACAAAGGATAAAGAACCTTCGTTTGTTGGTCATTACAAACAAACTGGATTACATGTCTATAAAACTAAACTAACTCCAGAGAATGCAACCATTGCATATGTAAATCATCTTAAAAGCGACTCTGCATATGATACCCATAAGTTTGAACATGTATCACCTACAGTGACTATAGCAAAGAAAAAATCTTCAAATAGTAGTATGTACTCAACTCATGGAATGTATGAAATCATTGATTCGTCTACACCCGGACAGTTGCATCACATCAAACATGAAATTCATCCAGTGGATAGCTATAAAACAGAACCATTGAACAAAATTATTGAATAAATACTCAAAAGGATACACCAAATGATTAAAGGTAAAAGTTTTCTACAGCGTCTAGATGAATCTACATTTGATGAACAGATTGTAGCTATTAGCAACAAAGTAACTACGGATACACATATTGATGATATTCGTGTAGTTGTCGAAGAATTAAAAACTGTTCCAGATTACAAAAAGCAATCTCTTGTTGAGTATATTGATAAGAATCGAGATAAATTATTGTCTCTTTCTACATATACTGAAGGTGACCCAGTACAAGTATCAGATGACTTTGCACCACATGCAAGCAAGCATGGTAAAGTGATTTCAAAAGGTGCAGTTGTTGGTTCATACAAAGTTAAATTTGAAGATGGTGAATATGATGTTCCTGAACATCATCTAACACGTAAAGATTCAATTGCAACTGAATCACATACCATTGACGCTGCACCTGTTGAAGTTGTAGAACACAAATGCATTGCTGTAACGCATTCAGGCAAGTTTCTAAAAATTATCCTTGAATCAATCGACGGTTCAGACGAACTAATTGAAGAACAATTAGGTGAATCTGTATACGTTGTATTTCCAGAATCAATTACTGAATCATTTGTTAATAATGTGTCTGAATCAATGACAGATGAACAACAAAAGAAACGTGAAGAAATTGTTCTAGCAATGAAGAATAACGAATCCGAGTTAAAGAAGCGTTATGGTGATAAGTGGGAAAGTGTAATGTATGCAATTGCTACTAAAAAGGCAATGGGTGAATCACTAGAAGAAGCAACTCAGGATGTTATCTTTAAGCACACTACATCAAATGGTACAATCAAAATCGTGAAACGTGGTGAATACTTTGATGTAGAGCAACTAGATAGTCATGGATCCATGGTTGACTCTCATATGTATAGCTCTGCAAAAGAAGCAGAGGCAGCAGTACAGGATTTGATGTGAACAATGCTCTAATTAAAACATTGAACCAAGCTCTAGCAGACTCTTTTGAGTTCTATGCTAGAGCACATGGTATGCACTGGAACGTTGAAGGAACACTGTTTCCGTTGTACCATAAATTCTTTGGCGATATCTACTTAGAAGTGTATGGTGCTATTGATATTTTTGCGGAAGAAATTCGTGCAGCAGGTGGGTATGTTGGATATGGCACGGACCACTTCTCTAAATCTAATGTACTACCTGATACCAAACAAATCATGGGGTCAGATCTCGTTGCAATGTTAAACGAGCTTGACATGAGCAATGAAATTGTTTTAAAATCTCTGAATGCTGCGTTCTCTTTAGCAGAGAAAGATAATGCTCAAGGTCTAATGGATTTCTTGGCTGCTAGAATTGATGCACATAAAAAACATGCATGGATGATTAAAAGCTGCAATAAATGAATTTACTTGAAACAGTTCGTGAGTTTTTATTTGAGATGCCAGCAATGGCATATGTTTCAAAAAACGACCCATATCTAAGAATGAAAAAGAGTGGTGTGGATGTTAATGCACATTTAGCATCCACACCAATACATCGAACTGATACAGACACAATAACAAAAGTTGCTTTAGCTGGTAATTCAGATCAGTATGCTAAAATTGATAACAATCGAAACCCAATATTCAGACTAGATACAACAAAAACAAGTCTAAGTTCGGTACCGAACAAAGTTGGTTCAAAGGTTGCATCGATGGTTAAGTTTAATACTGAATATCAATATCCAGATGTAAAGAAAGTATATGATCATCTATTGATCAACAACGACTTCATTAGAACAGATGACATACAATATCCAGGTGGTAAGAATACTTGGTTAAAGTTAGTACATGATTATGATTCTGAAGGCAAGCATTTATATATCCATGAGAATGATAAGTTAACTAAAGTCTTAGCAAGCCATATTGAAGCAAATCACTCTAAGATATGGAACTCCGATAAAACTCATGTAGTAATATCAAATAGCTCTTTATGATGGATACTCAATATTTTGCATATACTGCATGTGATGACCTAGAAGACTGGGTACAAGGCGATATAGATTTCTGGGACGAACCAACTAGATGTAGGTTTCGTAAAAAGTATAATGATGGTGTATTCTTTATAGCATATGATTATGATACATCAACGTTACATGAAACCAATAAACTGTGCATGATACCATATATCTTTCACACAGATCACCCAGAAAACATATTAGCTGATTTGGTTTTAACAATCGATTACCTAATCAACAAAAAGAATGTATGTGTTACATTCTTTAAAGAAGATCAAGAATCAAATACAAGACTATTGCATGAGCTGCAAGCATTTCTTCCTGATACTACAGTGAAACAATTTGATTACTTCACAATTTTAACGAAATGATTGAACGAATTGATACACCCTCTGGTAGATTTTACAAAACTCCAGAGGGGTTTTTATATCCATCAGTTACAACTGTTTTATCGTCTATACCTAATCCAGGATTAGATGCTTGGCGCAATGCAGTAGGTGAAGATGAAGCCAATAGGATCTCCAAGAAAGCAACATCACGTGGTACAAAGCTACATTCATTCTGTGAAGATTACTTGCTTAAAAGAAATCCTAAACTTGATATGTTTGATAAAGAAGCATACAAAGGATTAACAAAGCATTTGGATTTAATTGAACCAATTGCTATTGAGGAACAATTATATTCTAATAAACTAAGAGTTGCTGGAACATTAGATTGCTTAGGTAAGTATGACAGTGAGTTGTTTGTTATTGATTTCAAGACAACATCTTCACTGAAACATGATGGTGAATTTGATTCATACTGGCTCCAAACTGCTGCATACTCTGTTATGGTATATGAACGGTTAGGATTAGTGGTACCAAATTTGCTGATTATTATGCAGGACCTAACAGCAGGAGAGTGTAATGTCTACCGACAAAAGAGTAATATATGGGTTCCCAAATTCAAATCGATTAGGGATGCTTACCAAGATAAATGATCATTTCTTTCCTGATAGAGAAGATATTGAACAATCATATATCTATCTCAAAGGTGAAGTTACTGTAGCTTCATGTGCTGATTTAATTGAAAGTATATTGAGTATCAATTACCCAACATATACCGATGATGAAGATGGTAATGAAGTACAAGATAAATTTCCAGACGTTATTAATCTATTGATTACATCAACTGGTGGTGATATGACAGCTGCGTTTGCACTGATTAATGTCATGCGTGGTTCTAGGATCCCTATTAGAACTATTGTACTAGGTGAAGCATCATCGGCAGCACTATGTATTTTAATGGCTGGTCATCAACGTGTAGCTACACCCTACTCATCCTTAATGAGCCATCAGTTTATCTCTGGCGTTGAAGGTACCTATGATGACCTAGTAAATGCAACTACTGCGTTCAATGAATACTTTTCTAAGATGTTGAATTTTTATGTTGAGTGTACTGGGTTAGAAGAAAAGTTCATTAAGAAGAATCTACTGCGTGCATTGGATCATCACTTCCATCCTGAAAAAGCATTAGAGTACAAGATGATTGATTTAGTTGAAGATCTACGTTAAAACAACGTCTAACACGTTTTTAACAGTACCTAGTACCTTGGTACTAATTTATAGTAAAAACGTGTTAGAAAGCGATCTCGTAAGTTCTAGAGTACAAAGAGGGCGCAAGCCCTCTTGTCACGAAGTGACTCAGGAAACACACTAAAAATTACCTACAAATTTTTTTGGTCCCAAGAAATTTCAGTATACAATCATAAGTATTATTAGAGTATCAATAAGTACCTTTTAGTGCCTTCGGCACACTCGTTTCACTCGTAGAACTCTGAGTACAGATAGTATTATTAGAGTATCAAATATAACCATATAGAATATTATATTAATACTAGATAAGGGTGTTGTCTTATCTTAACTTTAGTGTAGCATATTTTTCGTGATCTGTCAACCCTTTTTTAAAAATATTTTTAAAATATTTTTGGTACAGATCTAGATTTTTGTGTTACAATCCATAATCATCACAGACTATTGCTATGCACACAAAAATTGCACTTGTTATATCAGACAAATACCCACAAGTTACACAGGGTAGGTTGTATTCCGTGCAGTCCATGAACGATACATTCGTTAAGATGGTCGGTATCAACCACCCAATACCATTGAGTGCAGTATCCATAGTCGATGGTGTTGAACTAGACTCCATTGGAGCAAACAAGTTTTGCTATAAACGTTATACGCTTGTCGAGGAAACTGTCTTTGCAGAGAATATTGTTGGTTCAGATGAACTTTATGAACTGGCAGTCATTGACAGAACCAAAATTGAGTCGTATACTAAAGGCGGCGTCCAAGTTAAAAACTTTCGTGAAGCTCTTCTTCTTGATGACTGTAAAGAAGAAGTTATTAACCCCCAGTCAAAGGAAATTTAAATTATGGCAAAGAAAACTGTTGGTAAAGAAGCTCGTTTCCTAAATGCACTGCTTACTGGTAAAACCATTTCCCGTAAGCAAGCTAAAACTCAGTACAAACTAGGTAACCCTAGTGCAACTGTGCTGCGTATTCAGGAATCTGGTTATCAACTCCAACGACATTATGCAGTTAGCAAGTCTCGTGTTCCTGGTACAAAGATTAAAATTCGTACTGTGAAATACAGCATTGCGTGATCGAGTAGTTAAACTCAAAAGTAAGCCAGAGACATCAAAACTCTCTGGCTTAACTACATTTGTAGTTATTGTTTTGAAAGGAAAGTAATGCACTGTTTAAATTGTGATTCATCTGATGTGACAAAGCATGGAACTCGTACATCCGGTTCTGGAGTAACGAAACAGCGGTATAAGTGTAAAGACTGTGGGTATTCGTTCTCGGTGTCTATCAACGATGATACCACAGGTGACTTGTTTGTTGTTGATGAGATTGAAGCCCCGACATTCATTGATTTTAAGTATGAGCGGTCAGAGGATTGGCTAAAAACCAATGTCCATTCAAAGCAACGTCTAGTGATTACATCTGCTCAAAACAATACACCTGTATCCCAAAATTTCCTTGCAGCAATCCAAACATACATTAAGCACAATGATGCAGGGTTGATAGTAATTCCTATAAAGTACAAAACTATAAACAGTGAAGATGATGATTTGGCATCTGTTTATGATGAGTCTATTGAGAGTTATTTGTGTGAAAACACGATTGAGTTTCCAAAGTACAATCTAAAAGTATATGCTGGATTGCGTATCCAAGCAACTGCTGAGAATCCATTGTCTGGGTTGGACCCATTGTCCAAGGGGCATTCTATCATTGTTGGGCATGCACAGGCACAGTTAAAGACGCTACCCAATATTGATAAGCGCATCAGTGATATCATTACAACAACGGGTGCAATTACAGAGAAGAACTATAGCAAGACCAAGTTAGGTGAGAAGGCACGGTTCAATCACTCTATCTCTGCTTTAGTTATTGAGTTTGATGAAACAACATATCATCTACGACATCTTAATTTTGATGATAGAACAGGTTCTTTCTGGGATATTGACACTCAGTATTGTGCAAATGATGTTATGTTCCAGGGTAATGTAGAAGCTATTGTGACTGGTGATGAACATGTCATTTTTAGAGATGAAGTTGTTGAGAAATGGACATACAAAGATGACAAGTCCATGATCAATGTATTGCAACCAAAGTACATTGTACGTCATGATAGTCTCGATGCATACTCTATCAGTCATCACCACAAGAAAAGCGTATTCACTCAATATGCTAAATGGGTGTCTGGCATTAATAGCATTGAAGATGAATTGCGAAAAACAGTTGATTATATCAATGAAACAACTCCAACAAATACAGTAAGTTTGATTGTCCAGTCCAATCACAATGAACATTTGTTGAAGTGGCTCAATGAAGTTGATATTTCAACTGAGCCATGGAACGCAAAGTTGTATCACTATTTGATGTATCAGATGTTGAGTAATACAACGATGTCTACAAGTGGTGCATCATATCCAGACCCATTTGCACTGATTGCATCACCTTGGTTGAATACCAATGTTGAATTTGTATCACGTGAGGGTAAGAAGATAATGGGGATTGAAGTTGGTGCTCATGGTGATGTTGGTGTCAATGGTGCACGAGGCTCAGCTAAGAGTTTTGCACGTATACCAGATAAGATGATTGTTGGACACTCACACAGCCCAAGTATTGAAAAGGGTTGTTATACTGTAGGAACTAGCTCTAAACTTGCGCTTGAATATAATCGCGGTGCTAGCACATGGCATCATGCACATGTTATCATTCATCCCAATGGAAAACGACAAATGATTTTCATTACACCTGATGGGTGGAGACTATAAGAAAAAGGACCCATTGGGTCCTTTTTGTTTATGTTATTAAATCTTTAACCTTTCACATGTAGTAATCCATGATTTTACAAAACCACTGCGAACAATATCCTCTGGTCTAAATCTAAAACTACGGAATTCTGGCATTTGTGAACTGACAGCTAGAAACGTTTTAAACCCAGAAACGTCATTTTTCTTAAAATGTAAATCATCTTGGGAACCATCACCACAGAAGATTATTTTTGAATTCTTTCCAAGACGTGTAGCAACTGTGGAGATTTCCTCCCAAGAAGAATTTTGAAACTCGTCAAAGATTATAATGGCATTATCAAACGTATCACCTCGCAAGAATGACGTTGAATGGAATTCAAGTTTACCCATATCAACTAATTTTTCATATGCATCTTTTTTGCCTGTTAGTGTAGAGAAAATGCTATGATATGGTGCCTGGAATGCTTCCATTTTTTCATTTATATCACCGGGTAAATGGCCTTGCTCTCTGGATTGAACACTTGATCTAATAATGATCAGTTTATTGATGTTTGTTACTTCATGATCCAGTACATCCAAAATTGCATGGTAGATTGCAATCATTGTCTTGCCTGTACCAGCTGATCCAAATAACACATACCCATCTGCTGCATTATCGGCCCAGCTCTCAAAGAAATCGTACTGTGTATCAGTCAGAGGTTTGATTTCTTTAATGTCCTGTAATTTAACAACTCTCTGTCGAGTGTTACCAGTAGTTATATCAACTACATTCAATCCAGTTTCCTTTTCTAGACGTTTCTGTTGACGTCCAATTCGTTTTGCTTGTCTCTGTGTTTCTACATCTAGAAAATCTTGCTGCTTTTGAGTAGCTCTGCGTGAGTAGAATTTCGTTGTAGAAAACTGTGCAAGTTTTGCCATTGTTGATACCCTAAAATAGAAAAAGAAAAGGCGCACTAAGGTTTGACCCGTGCGCCCGCTATTGACAAGATTGATGTGGTTGTTTAATCATGTAAACCTATTTAATAAAAAGTTAACTAAATAGATGATACGTAGACATTTAACCTACAAAGAGATCTTATGGCACTTGATACTAACATTGCACCCTACTTTAATGATTTTGATGAATTCAAAAATTTCCATCAAATTCTGTTTAGACCCAGTTTTTCTGTACAAGCACGAGAATTAACTCAGCTACAGAGTATCCTTCGCGATCAAATTGCGAAGTTTGGTGGTCACATATTCAAACATGGATCGGTTGTAATCCCTGGTAACACTCTATCAGATCTACAAACACAATATATCAAATTAGAGGATACATTTGCTAGCGTAGCAATAGATGTATCAACATTTGATGGATTGACTGTTATTGGTGAAACAACTGGCGTCAAGGCAGTTGTTCGTGCAGTTGTAGCTAAAGACAGTACAGATCCTAATACTTTGTATCTATCTTATATTTCAGGTGGTGGTGCAAATGGAGAATACTCAACGTTTGCAGCTGGTGAAGAACTGTATGTAGAAACTAGTCCAACAACTCGTGCTCAAGTTGTTGCAACTACACCATCAGGCATGGGGTCTCTTGCATTTGTAAAAGCAGGTACATATTTCATCAATGGTAACTTTGTAAATGTCGATGATCAAAAAGTAATAATCTCAAAATACACATCTACACCATCATGTCGTGTACTGTTGAAGATTAGTGAGAGTATTGTTACTAGTAACACTGATTCAACACTTCTAGATCCTGCTTCTGGGTCATATAATTTCTCTGCTCCTGGCGCAGACCGTCTAAAGATAAGTTTAACGTTAACAACATTACCACTTGTTGATGATGTAACTGATGACTATATCGAGCTTATGCGATATAACGCAGGTGTACTGGAGATGCACTCTAGATACCCAAAGTATTCAGAGTTAGAAAAGAGTATTGCTCGTAGAACATATGACGAATCTGGCGACTATTTGGTCAATGGATTTGAAACACGTATTCGTGAACACAAAAAAACACTGTACAACAATGGATTTGATGAAGCTGGTGATGCTGGAAAATATGTAATTGAGACATTACCAGGTAAGGGATATATTAATGGCATTGAAGTAGAGTCTATCTATGAACAACGACTTGAAGTTGATAAGGCTAGGACGAGTGCACATGTAAAACAAAACACGTTCTCTATCAATGCATTTTATGGTAGGTACATCTATGTCAGTGGGTTGATATCCCAACCCAACTATAAACAACGTACAAAGGTTGACCTATACAATATCAGTGCATCTACGGGTGGTACCAAGATTGGTACACTTCGAGCTGTTGCTATTGATTATGTTGCGGGTGATCCTGGGACAACTAATGCAGTGTATAAGTTGTACATTGATGAGCTGTCGCTTAATGTTGGGTACAAGATTGAAAACGTTGGTGGATTTAGGTTCACTGGTTCTTCAACTGGTTATGGTAAAGTTGTTCATAAACTAAGCATCCCTAGTGCTACTTTAGATTTCACAATTGGTGAAATTTTATCAAGTCCAACTGCAACTCGAGTTGCAACTGTTGCATACTACAATCGTTCACAGGGTATTGTATTTGCATATAAGCACGATGCTACTAAACAGATTCCGATCAAAGGAGACACAGTTACAGGTAGTAGTGGTAGTACACCTACAGGCAGCGTTACATCTGTTGAGAGCGTTGTTTCTCGTAACGCTCCAGCGGTATTTCCTCTACCTAAGTCATACGTTAAATCTATCGCTAACGTAACAACGTATGATATCACATATACTGTATGGAAAACATTGGTTCTAACAACCGATGCTTCTGGTAATGCTCTTCAAACCATAACTGATGGTGTGTTTACCACGCCTGAAGTCGGTACAACTGTTGCAATAGGACCAAGTGGCGTTGTAACAAACGATAAGTTATCAATTCAAACAGAAACAACTTTTAGAATTACTGGTGGTCCATTGAGTAGCACAGTTATTGTATTAACTCAAGTTACTAAAGATGCATCAACTAATCCAGCTACACAGCCTAAGATTAAAACATTAACAACTGTAACGTTGAATAACGTTGTCCCAGCTAAGACTATTTCATTAGGAAAAGCAGATATCTTTAAGATTGTATCTATTCATTCCAATGGAGTTGAAGTAACAGACAGTTATAGTTTGGATAATGGTCAGACAGATTTCTATTATGGTATTGGAAAAATAAAACTTACTAGAACTCTACCAACAAGCAACTTAACTATTGTATTTGAATACTTTGAACACAGTGGTTCTGGTGATTTCTTCAGCGTAGATTCTTATAAGACTTTAGGGATTGAGGATGACTTATATGTAAGTCGCGTTCCAACATATGTATCTAGCTCATCATCTAGTGAGTTTTATCTTGCAAATTGTTTGGACTTTAGACCAACAATTGGTACTACTGGTGAATTTACTTCTGGTGGTGCATCATTAATAGATACTCTTGTTGTCGATGAAATTGTTGACACAACTGTAAAATACTATGTTCCTCGAATTGATGCAACGTACCTAGACCAAGATGGTAGTATTAAGATTGCAATTGGTATCCCCGATGAAGTCCCACAACTTCCTAAACTACCATCGAATGTAGCTCCTATTGCAAGATTCTTTGTTAATGCATATACTGTTAACATTGATGATATTATGATGCGTGCTATTGGTACATTTAGATACCGCATGCAAGATATTAAGAAACTAGAAGGTCGCGTAAAAAACCTAGAGTTTGTTACGCAGCTAAACAGTCTCGAGACATCTGTTGTTTCATACAATGTAATTGATGCAGAGACAGGAATTGATAGATTCAAGAGTGGGTATCTCGTAGATAATTTTCAACAATATGATTCTGTATGTAACTATTACCTAAATGAAAATAGGTGTACATTCTTTGATCACAAGTTAAGTGCTCCAGTTGAAGATTTCCAAGGAAATATTACATTAATGAGTAGCTCTTCAAATTACTTGAATGTCTACAATTACTTGATGTTACCATACACTGAGTCTAAATTTATATCTCAAAATAAGTCTTCACGTGTAACAAACTTGAACCCATACATGGTGTTTTCATGGGAGGGATCCATGACAATTTCTCCAGCATCTGACACATGGATTGAAACTCAAGAACTACCAACGATATTCAATACGTCTACAGTTAGTGCACCAACAGAGACACGAGTTGTTAGAGTTAGACGGAGAGTTAGGCCAACACCGGTTCGAAATACATCGAATCCACCAACACCTCCAGCACCTTCTACTCCACCTAGAGTCACACCGGCACCAACACCAACAATTATTGTGGTTACGCCTAGGAATATTCCAATACCAATTCCGTTACCTGTACCAATTCCATTGATTGCAACAATTAGAGTACAGGCATGGGCAAGAGACCTTGGGTTAGTCAACCTTAATAACCCATCTGATCCTAATTGGAATACTCGTGTATTTGTTACTGTACCAGCTAACATTGGTTCTCAAGTTAATAGAGTGATTGCGGACTGGATGGCTGAAGCAGCAACAGGTGTTCCATTTAATACTTCCCAGAAATGGGCATCAACGATTACGGCTTTGGGTACTGCATTATCCAATGCAACTTCTGTTAGAACAGCAAGTGGTCAGGCGTTTACAACGACTAGAGTTGCAACACCTGCACAGATTATTAATTTCTGGCAGTAAATTGCTGCTATTAAGTAATCAATAAACACCTATTTTACCTACTGGACATAATGTCATATGGCAACACAACGAATTGATACAAATAGGCAGTTGGTATCCTCAACTGCAATTGCATATATTAGACCGATAACGATTACTATTGCAGCATCAAATCTTAAACCGAATACTCAAATGTATGCGTTTTTTGATTCAAATGACGTAAATCGGTATATGACGCAGGCTGGTAAGGCAAAGGGTGAGCAGCTTGTTACTGATGCAAATGGTTCAATAAGTGCAACGTTTGATATTCCTGGTATGATGTTTGCAACAGGGCCCCGAGAACTGTTGTTGATGGATTCTCCATCATATAGTAGTCTAAGTATTGTTGGTTCTGCTATCGTTAAAGCATCCGCAACGTTTAATGCTCGTGGAACACTTGAAACATTCCAGACAACGCAAACAACAACTATTATTAACCAAGTAGCACCTCCACCAAGACGACGCGAAAACAGGGATCCGCTTGCACAATCCTTTTTTACATATGGTGTAAGTGGAGGATGTTTTATTACTGGTATTGGGTTGTATTTTAATACCAAAGATGCGGCGTTACCTGTAATAGTTGAAATTCGTAAGATGGTTAATGGATATCCTGCGCCTGAATTAGTATCTCTGGATGCATATACATCTCTTATACCAAGTCAAATAACAACATCTTCAAACGCAAGTGCTGAAACACGATTTGATTTCTTGCGCCCGATTTACCTAGAACAAGACTCAGAGTATTGTTTTGTTGTTCGTACTACATCCAGTAAGTATAACATTTTCACGGCTCGTTTAGGTGAAAAGTCTCTTGAGACAAATACAACTATTTTTGAACAACCTTACATGGGGTCTATGTTCAAATCAGAGAACAATGTTACATGGACTGCTGAGCAGACTGAAGACATTAAGTTCAATATGTACAAAGCAGAATTTAATACAACAACTCCTGCTACATTAGAATTTTATGTTCATCCCAACAATGTATCACTTGAACCACAAGCATTTCAGACAATTGCTGGTTTACCTAGAGTCTTTATTACGTTCCCATTTAAGCATGGTCTAGATATTAATTCCAAACTTGGAGTTTCTGGTGATAGTTCAAGTAACTACAACGGTATTACTGGTGCAAACTTTACTGGTGATTTTACTGTAATTGATGTTGTTGATGAATTCACTGTTAGCTTTAATGCACTTGGTAATGCAACAAAATCAGGAAGCATAGAATCGACTGGTCGTGTGTATGACATAATTGTTAATGAAGGTGGTACTGGATATTCAAGCACTGTTCCTCCAGCTGTTGTTATTACTGGTACTGGTACAGGTGCTGTTGCAACTGCGGTTGTTAAAGACGGTAAAGTTGTTGATGTCAATATTACAAATATGGGTACTGGCTATGATGAGACAACAACTATAACGTTCAACTCATCTGGTACAACTGGTTCGGGTGCAGCTGCAATTGCTATTACAACACAACAAATAACTATATCAACTAATCGTCCATTCCAATCTGTTAAACCTGATATTTCAGTTGAAGTTCCACAAGGTACAAACGTTTCTAGTACATTGTCAACTATTCAAGCATCATATGACGATGGAAATGCTGCAAACTACTCTAATGGTAAGACATATGATTTAGCTATTGGTGAGTTCAATGAATTGGACATTAATGCATTATCATCCAATAGAGTAAATGAAGTTCAATTATTAGGCGGTGTTGCATCAACAAAATATACAGTTACATTAAGTTCAGATAACCATAATGTATCACCCATTATTGATTTAAAAGAATCTGGTATTGTTCTACGAAACAATAGCATTAACAACCAAAAAGCTGAAAACATTCTATCTACAAATTCTTCCGGTAGTGTTGTTTCAATTGACCTAATTCAAGGTGGAGCAGGGTATACATCTGTTCCAGATGTTGTTATAACAGGAACAGGTGAAGGCGCAACAGCAACAGCAACTGTCTCTGGTGGTGTTGTTACTGGTATAACTGTTACAGATCCTGGTACAGGGTACTATGGTAATGCATATGCTGTTTTAACTGGTGGAGGTTACACTACTAGAGCAACTGTAACTGTAACAATAACTGATTACAACTCAGAATTATCTGCATCACTTGGTAGATCACAAGGTAGATACATCACAAAGACTCAAATTGTAGAACAAATCTCTACATCTATTCGTTGTTATGTGAGTGCATTCTCAAATGCATATTCTAGCTTCGAAGTATATGCTAGAACTGCTATGTCATCATCAAGCGAGTTTATTGATGAAAAAGAATGGAAGTTGTTAAATTGCAACATAGATAGAAACAGATCACAGAAGAAGAATGAGTTCCTTGAATATGAATTCAATTTAGATGGTCTAAGTGAATTTGATTCATACCAACTCAAATTTGTTCTAAGAACAAAGACTCCTTGGGAACCCCCAATTATTCGTAACTACAGAGCAATTATTTTAGCATGACTGTTGTTGATTCAAATGGTAAGGTAATAGAAGGTATTATGCGAACTGCAAATAGCGGTTTAGTTGTTACTGATACTATTGCATACAAAAAGTATCTCGCTGAAAAGCAAAAGAATGATAGACTTTCGTCTGTTGAAGCTGACATTCAAGAATTAAAAACTTCTATGTTGGAAATATTAAAAATTTTGAAAGCAGATAAAGACACATAATATGATCAAGACTGATCACGAATACTTAGATGTTGCAATGAAGAATTATGATAACCCTTCATGTATAACGTTACAGGAGTTCAATAAAGACCTCAACCAATACGTTCATATCAAGAAGGGTGTTCGTCGGTATCTTGTTGATAACTCAACTCTTAGGAAGTTAGTTAACCAAGTGGTTATCTATTATAACTGCTTTGGTAGAGCAGGAACAGACTTACTGATATACAAAACGCATGAAGCAGATGTACTATCAGTATTAATTCCTATTATTTTATATCTTGGTAGATCTACTGACGCAATGGAAACATTAAACGTAACAGTAAATATAGATACAATAAAACAGTTATCAGAGTTATAACGATGCAATCAGCCAAACAATTTATTAGTCATGTTCTATGTTCGAATTTAAAAACACTCTTAACTGAGGATTATCCTCTTTCAACACAGTTAAGCGTGATGTTAATGATTCACAAAAACATGGCATATGTTGTTGAGGACACTGAAAAAGAAATATCTAAGACGTTTTCAAAGATTCTATCTATTGTTGTTGAAAACAACATGATGCTTCCAGAGGAATTCTTTGAAGTCGAGGCCGCTGTCAAACAGATAACAGAAGAAGGTGAAAGTGCTGCACCAACCAATGTTGTTGCTGGTATTGAACCAACTGTTCCTCGCATAAAAAGGAAACCTACAAATGATCCCATTGTCACCGACAGCAATTAAATTTTTCATTGCATCGGCTGTAACTGTTATCTTACTTGGTGGTGTTTATTACCTAGGGTATACACATGCAGAAGATAAATACACCTTGATTCTCAATGAGCAAAAGAGCAAGATTGAGATACTAGAAGCAAGAGAAGAAAAAATCAATACTGTAATTGTAACAGAGTATAAAGATAAAATTGTGTATGTTACAAAGGTTGAAGAAAAGATTAAAGAGGTAACTCGAGATGTACTTGGTCCAGAAGTTAATCGTTGTGATATTGGCCCTGGGTTTATTAGCTTGCACAACGCCGCAGCCAACAATAAAGCCATATCCACAAGCACCAGCTCCATTGATGACAGCTCCGGCTCCATTAAGTGAATTGCCACCAAATCCTAATTTAGTTGATGTGTCAACTACTATAACTGGAAATTATTCTCTTTATCATAAAGTCGCTGCACAATTAGTATCATTGCAGCAATGGGTCATTATGGTTAGAGAGGAGTCATTGAATGTCAATGGTAGAAATAAAGATTGAGCGAAAGCGATTTGTTGACGTTGATTTTTCATTTAAAAAACATCCATCAACCAATGATGTTGTTAAGAAAACAAATGAATTAGCAATCATTGCAGCAATTAAGAATCTTGTCCTTACTAAGCTCTATGGTAGACCATTTCATCCAGAGTTGTCATCGCAAGTTCATGACTTACTATTTGAGCCGCTAACTGCTGTAACTGCATCTACTCTAAAACGGTCCATTAAGTATGTTATAGACAACTTTGAGCCGCGTGTTGAACTTTTGTTAGTCAACGTCAAGGACTCAGCTGACTTAAATGCAATTGATGTAACAATTGTATTCAACATCATTGGGTTTTCTGAAACAGTTACAACACAATTCTTCCTACAACGGATGCTATAATGACCGGCCAACTAAGAGTAACAGAGTTAGACTTTGATCAGATAAAAGTCAACTTAAAAGAATTTTTAAGAACAAAGAGTGAGTTCACGGACTATGACTTTGATGGTTCTGCATTGTCTGTCATTATTGATCTTTTAGCATACAATACGCACTACAACGCCGTTATTGCTAATATGCTTATTCAAGAACTTTTCTTGGATACAGCAGTCAAGCGTCAATCTATTTCTTTGATTGCAAAACGCATGGGGTATATGCCTCGTAGCTACAGAGCACCTAAAGCAGTTGTTGATCTCGAAGTGTTTCCAGTTGGGAATCCGTCTTCGTTGACGCTTGGTAAAAACGCAAAGTTTACGGCACAGCTAGAAAACTTTGAAAATGCTAACTTCATTACTCGTGATGCAATTACAATTGTCCCTAATGGATTAGGTAGATACATATTTGAGGATGTTCCTGTATATGAAGGTGACAACAATGTGTTTAGGTATGTTGTAACTAATCCAGTTGTCCAACAATTTGAAATACCTTCTATATTTGTTGATACAACTTTGGTTAGAGTGTATGTCCAAGAATCAATTGGATCAACTAATGTTGTTGAGTGGTCAAATGCTAATAGTTTAGTTGATATCAATTCAACGTCCAAAGTGTATTTCATTAAACTAAATGAAAATCTAAAATATGAAGTGTATTTTGGTGATGATTCATTTGGTAAATCCGTAATCCCTGGAAATGTTATTGTTATTGATTATGTTGCAACCAATGGTCCAGTTGCAAACAATGTATCAAAAATAACTTTTTCCGGATCAGTAAACGGTAATAACAATACGCAAACAACGGTTGTAACGCCATCGTTTGGTGGTTCACTACCAGAAACAAACGATCAGATTCGCACAAATGCTCAGCGAAATGTAATGGTTCAAAATAGAGCAGTAACAGAATCCGATTACATATCCATTATCAACCAGATCATTCCAGTTGACTCTGTCGCTGTCTATGGTGGTGAGACGATTACCCCACCACAGTATGGTAAGGTATTTGTATCTGTTAAACAGACTGGTACAACAAACCCACTAACTACATCACAGAAAACATCGCTCATCAGTGAACTCAAAAAACGTGCAGTAATGTCATTGGTGCATGAATTCATTGATCCAACATATGTCTACATTGGTATATCTGCTAGTGTTAGTTATAATGCCACTAAGACAACATTAAATGTTGCATCATTTAATACCGTTATCACTAACAAGATCAAAGACTTTGCTACAGCAAATCTAAACGGTTTCAATAGCAATTTTGAATACTCTAAATTAGTAACTGCAATTGATGCAGCGGATGCAGCTGTTGTATCTAATGATACTGCAATTACAATGCGTAAAGAGATTGATCTACTACATGGTATCAATCAAAAATATGTATTTGATTTCAATACATCAATAAAACAGAGTAACTCCAAAGAAGATAACATTGTTTCATCACCAATTATTTTAAGTAGCGACACAGATAAGGTTGCTTACATTGATGATGTTGATGGTATTATGCGTGTTTTCTATAAGTTAAATAATCAGAAGGTTACTTTAATTGAGAATATAGGTACTGTTGACTATACAAAGGGATTGATTACAATAAACGTCAATACCACTGTAGGGGAATCTAGTCACTTAAAATTCACCGTTGTTCCATCAAATAGAAACTTTATTCCTGGAAGAAATAACATTCTAACAGTTCTAGACGCAGACATAAAAACTAAAATACAAGCAGTCTAATGGGGGCAACTAGCAAACATCTAATAGAGCAACAGATTCCGTATCATATACGTGAGTCGAGTCCTCTGTTCACTAAATTTTTACAGTATTATTATGAGTTCATTGAACAATCAGAAATCAATGAATTCATTCAAGATATACGTAGCATAAATGATATTGATGAAGTAGATGTTGTTTTCATAAAACAATTTTATGAGGAATTCAAAAGGTTACCTCGTAATATTGCAACAAATGAACGTTTTGTTGCAAAGCACATATACGATCTCTATAAAACAAAAGGTAGCGAACGCTCAATTAAACTTTTGTTTAAAATTGTGTATGGTGATGATATCAATATCAGATATCCTAGTGAGTCAATTTTACGAGCATCCGATGGACGCTGGGTTCAAAGTAAGTTTGTAACGATCCAATTTGATGCTACTATACCATCTCAACTCGTTGTCCCAACTGGTGCAAGATTACTTTTCAATAACTCATTTGGGTCATATGAGATAGATGTCACTGCTGTTGAATTTATCACGACATCTAAGCTACGTGTATATTTCAAAAGCACATCATCAGTAAACGTTGTAGCAGATCAAGAGATAACGCTCATTGATGCAAACGATCTTAGTTTAGTTGGTATTGTTACAACTGAATTCAGTAAACTTTCTATTATTGATGGTGGTTCTGGATGGAAACGTGGTCAGACAATTGTTGTTCCTGGTACATTCAAAGATACAATTGCTAGAGTTTCGCTTGTTGGTGCAGCTGGTAGCATTGTTGAACTAGATGTTATTGAATATGGTTGGACACACAACACCAATCAAACACTGATTATTACGGGTGCATACTCTGCTACGCTAGGGTTTGTAACATCACGACTTACAACAACTCGTGGGTATTATGAGAGTGATGCAGGGCAGATATCAAACTCAGAAGTTAAGTTACAGGACAATGAATTCTACCAACAATATTCGTATGTAATTGATACCAACGTTGGTATTGAAACATTCAAAGATATTATTGGAATTGTACACCCAGCGGGTACACGGTATTTTTCTCAGCTTATCAAGACAGCTAATATTGATGTCAGTTCATATATCACTGGCCAATATGCGCAAAGTGCTGGTACAATGTATCTACAAGATGTTGCAGATACAGATGACTCAAATATCAAATTCATTACTGGTAATTTGGCTGATACACCTGTAATTGTAGAAACAATAACGAATAAGACACTATCAACGTCTAGGTCCGATACTGCTACAATCAGTGACGCACCTGCTAAGAGCTTCATTACTAGCAGATCTGAGATTCTATCTACACCTACGGATTCATCTACCTTGGCTTATACCAAGGTTGAAACAGAGACTATTGTTACATCTGAGGATATTACAGGCGTTTCAATTGCATCCAATTTAGTTGATACAGTTGCAGCACCAGTCGATCTAATCTCTAACAATCTAACTCGTGGTGCGTCTGATTCACAAGCAGTCGCTGACTCAACACCATCTAAGACAATTGTATCTACAGTTAACGAAACCGTTACAGTATCTGATACTCGCACTCTAAGTGCAACAGCGGTTACAGCTGATTCAGTAACTGTAACTGATCAGAATACTGTTACAGCAACTCTTGGATTGAGTGACACTGCTACTATAACTGAAGATGCAACTGAGGCATTTGTTGTATCGTTGGTTGATTCACCAGCAATTACTGACTCAATAACTTCTAAAGTAATGTCATCTGACATCTATGACATTGCTACACTTGGTGATACCCGTACTCTGAGCGCAACTGCTGTTGCATCTGATTCAGTAACTGTAACTGATCAGAATAGCAATGGACCTAGCATTACATTGAGTGATAACAATGTTACATCAACTGATGTCATAACAAACATAGGACCAAGCCGTGACCTATCAGATAGTCAAGCAGTTGCTGATGGCATAACCAGTAAAACTTCATCTGTTGTATTGAATGACACCGCAGTAACTGGTGAGTCCATATCAGTTGCTGGAAATATTATAATTACATTGGATGATGCACCAAGTATTGTAGATGCACCTGCTAACACATATGTACTGAATCTATCCGATAGTACACCTGTTACCGACGCCTTGAGTATATCTCAGACTAAATACAATACAGATACAGTGACTCCAACTGATGGAACTCCTGTTACCACGTTCGTTGTATATCAATCAGAGGATTATTTCTCTGAAGTATACGTAGCCTCAGAAACCATTATTAACATAACATAACTATGAACGATCAAATCAAAGCTATTGGTGCATTGGATATTGTCTTAACTGACATTTATGGCAATGTAAAAGAACAAATCCATGTTCCTAACTTAGTTGTAACTGTGGGTAAAAACCACATTGCAGCGCGTCTAGGGAGCTCTGCAACTGCAATGTCACACATGGCCATTGGTTCAGGTGCTGTTGCTGCTGCTGCTTCCGACTCAGCACTTGGTACCGAACTAGGACGTGTTGCATTGACTTCTACAACCGTTAACACAAACGTGGTTACCTATGTAGCTACATTTGGTGCTGGTGTAGGTACTGGTGCAGTAACTGAAGCTGGTCTATTCAATGCCGCTTCTGCAGGCACATTGCTATGTCGCACTCTGTTCTCTGTTATTAACAAGTCAGCATCTGACACTCTTACAATTAACTGGAACGTAACGATTTCCTAAAATCATTTTTGATTTATTGTAAGTAACTAAGGGCACAGATGTCTATTAGGCCAGATTTTCATACAGAACTAGCACAACTATTCCTAGACGATTTATCTTATCAACGAGCAAACTATTATTACTTTGTTGGTAAGATAGATCCATGGGGTAGTGAAGACATTGCTACATCAACATCACCAACCTTTGCGTTTAGTGAGGATTTAGCATTGCGCGGAAACATGATGTTCGCAAAGAAAATCGGGGCATCTGATGTCTCCTTGGTATGTAAATCCAATGAATGGCGCGCAAACATTGTATACGACATGTGGGATCACACTGTCGATATGTCAAGCAAAACATTTTATGTATTAACTGATGACTTCAGAGTTTATAAGTGTTTAGATAATGGAAATGGACTTGTTTCTACTATAAAACCAACTGGTACATCTGTTTATCCATTGCGTACTTCGGATGGGTATCTATGGAAGTACATGTATACAATTCCTGTATTCAAAAGAAGCAGGTTCGTTAGTAGCACAGGTATTCCAGTACAAAGAGCTCTTACGGATTCGTTTTACAACAACGGTTCCATTGAGATTGTATCTGTAACAAATGGTGGGTCTGGATACAATGATATCCAGCTTACAAATATTTTCGTAACTGGTTCAACATCAGGTAGTGGTGCAACTGCAACTGTATCAGCTGTCAACGGTTTGGGTGCTATTACAGCAGTAACTGTTAATAATGGCGGCACAGGATATCTATATGGAGCTAGGTTAGTGGTTACATCCACTGGTGGTTCTGGTGCAAAATTAACATTGACTGCTAACGGTTCCGGTGTCATTACTGCAATAACTCCAACAATTGGTGGTACTGGATACCAAGTTGGTGATGTAGTTGTTATTAGTGTTGGTGGTGCTGTGCTATATCCTGTTGTGTCCAGAGTTACTGGCTCCATAACAGATGTGATTATCAAAGATCCTGGTTATGGATACTCATCTACTATTACACTGAACGTACAGGGCTCTGCACAGGACCCTGGTACAGGACTGTATCCTGGAAATTCGACAGCAATTTTAAAAGCAATCAAATCAGCTGGTTCAATTGCTCGAGTTACTATTGAAGATCCAGGACAAGATTATCCAGCTGATACAGCAACAACTATTACTGTCCAAGGTGATGGAACAGGTGCAGCATTTAGTCCAGTTGTTGTTGATGGTGTCGTTGTTGGTGTGATCATTGAATCAAAAGGATCTGGGTATACAACAATTGGATTGCAAATTGTAGGTGAAGGCACGGGTGCAGTTGCAACTGCATATGTTGGTGAATCAGACTTCATCTCTGACCAATCTGTTGTGGAACAAGCTGCTGTTGCTGGTGCAATACATGCAATAAAGATTACTGCTGGTGGAACTGGATATTCAGCATCACCTGTTGTTACAATTGCAGGGGATGGTACTGGAGCAACTGCAACTGCAACTGTTGTTGGTGGTGTAATTACTAGAATTGATGTTGATGCACCCGGTGAAGATTATACATATGCAACTGTCACTATTACAGATTCTACTGGTATCAGTGCTGCTGCATATGCAATTATGCCGCCTGTTGGTGGCCATGGCAAAGATGCAGTAGACGAACTCTTTGCAAATGCAATTGTATTGAATACTTCACTTAAAGAATCGTTACAAGACCAGAATATATCACAATTCTTTAGACAATTTGGTATTATCAGAAACCCATTAATTAATAATTCAACTAATTTTTACCTTCAACAAAGTGAAGTTCTATTGTATGCAGTTGTGTTTAACAACATAACCGGGCTCCAATTGAATGAAGTATTAAGTAAAAACAATTACAAGTTTAGGGTTGCGGATATTGATGGTACAACGGTATATCTACAAAACTTGTCACGTGGTACACCTGTAATGACTGGTACATTTACAGCGGATGTAGATCAATTGAGATCTTATACGTCGACATCAATTGTTTCTACTCCTACAATGAATAAATACAGTGGTAGCATTTTGTATGCAAACAACGTCAACCCATTTACGTTCAATGAAAACCAGGGCATTATTCTAAGAACATTTATTACATTCTAATAGGAACAGAACATGACGGTTACATTGCGCGTACTTACAAACACAGGTGACACCACAAAAGGAGCACCGCTTTCAAACGCTGAGATTGATCAAAACTTTATTTCACTTGGTACCAATCCTAAATTCAATGGAAATGAAGGATTGAAGTTGCCAGCTGGTACAACATCTCAACGTGCATCTACACCACAAACAGGTGAATTACGTTTTAATACGGAGTTAGGGACTTCAGAAATATACAATGGTGCTGAGTGGACTTCTGTTGGTGGGTCTGATGTGTTTGCAAAAACCGTTGCATTGATTGGTCTATAATGACAGTAAGCAACAAGGTTCTCGTTGATAAAATATCAAATGGTATTGCTGCAGGTCCATCAGCAGAGGATCTTGCTACCTTGTTGACTGCGAGAAAAGAGTTGCAATCAATGTTTTTTTCGGTTGCAACAGAAGCAGAGTTGCCTATTGCTAGTGAAAATAAAGGTCGCATGATTTGGGTCGATTCACTGAAAGGCTATAGATTCAGTGATGGGATTGATTGGGTTAAAAAGTTTCCAACACCAATTAGGTATGAAAATGTTATATGGACTTGGGGTGGGGGTGCTAATGGCAGACTTGGCGACAATACTACAATAAACAAATCCTCACCCGTATCAGTTGTAGGTGGGTTTACAGACTGGTGTAAAGTAAGCGCTGGGTGTTTTCACTCAGCTGCTGTTCGTACCAATGGTACCATCTGGACATGGGGTGATAGTTCTGTTGGTCAACTTGGAAACAACACAATTATAGGCAAATCCTCACCAGTCTCTATAGTAGGTGGGTTTACAGACTGGTGTCAAGTAAGCGCTGGTAACAAACATACAGCTGCTGTACGTACTAATGGTACTATATGGACGTGGGGTTATGGATTTTTAGGTATACTTGGTGATAACACTATCGCAAATAAATCCTCCCCAGTCTCTGTTTTAGGTGGATTTACGGATTGGTGCCAAGTAAGCGCAGGTAGTTATCACACAGCTGCTGTGCGTACCAATAGTACCATCTGGACATGGGGTGATAGTTCTGTTGGTCAACTCGGGGATAATACAATTGTATCAAAATCATCACCAGTCTCAGTAGTCGGTGGATTCACTGACTGGTGTCAAGTGAGCGCTGGTAATCAACACACAGCTGCTGTGCGTACCAATGGTACATTGTGGGCTTGGGGGTGTGCTGGTACTGGTAGACTTGGTAATAACGATGCTACAGTTAATATATCTTCACCAGTATCTGTAGTCGGTGGATTCACCGACTGGTGCCAAGTAAGCGCTAGAGGATGTAATACCGCGGCTGTACGCACCAACGGTACATTGTGGTCATGGGGGTGTGGTACTAATGGTCAACTTGGTGATAACACTATTGTAAACAAATCATCACCTGTATCAGTTGTTGGTGGATTCACTGACTGGTGTCAAGTTGATGTTGGTAGTAATCACTCAGCGGCTGTTCGTACTAATGGTACATTGTGGACTTGGGGTGGTGGTACATATGGTAGACTAGGCGATAACACTATTGTATACAAACCCTCTCCAGTCTCAGTAGCAGGTGGATTTACCGACTGGTGTCAAGTGAGTACCATGTTACAAAACACCGTAGCAATTAGAAAAAGACAGATTGGATTCTAAATGGCTCTAAATTTTGGAAAACTTGAGCTAGACCTAGCTGCTGTATCAAAAAATCTTACAAAGGCATCTGATAAATTATTGTTCAGTAAGATACTATCGAAGTTGCAAAACGGCTCAGTAACTGTTGTTGGTTCATTTTCTTTATTGCCTGTACTATCATCTGTGGCTGATGGGTCTTTATATTTTACTGAGAGTGATGGTGCTTTATATGTTGCTGATAGTAGCATATCCAATTGGAGATTGTTGAGTAAAACGTATTATGGTGCTATTTGGGGATGGGGCGGAAATGCACGTGGACAACTAGGTGACAACACTATTTTATCAAGATCATCACCAATATTAGCAGCTGTCGGATTTACTGATTGGTGTCAAGTAAGTGCTGGTAGCTCTCACACAGCCGCTGTACGCACCAATGGTACATTGTGGGCTTGGGGGTGTGCTGGTACTGGCAGACTCGGTGATAATACCGCTACAGACAAATCCTCCCCAGTATCAGTCGTAGGTGGATTCACCGACTGGTGTCAAGTAAGTGGTGGAACAAGCCATACAGCTGCTGTTCGTACTAATGGTACATTGTGGGCTTGGGGTAATAATCTTAGTGGTAGACTTGGTGACAATACTATTACATCTAAATCATCTCCAGTCTCAGTTGTAGGTGGATTTACAGATTGGTGCCAAGTAAGCGTTAGTGTTACTCATGCTATATCCGTTAGAACGAATTGTACTATATGGGCTTGGGGGGATAATACAGCTGGAATTCTTGGTGACAATACCATTGTATCTAAATCCTCACCAGTCTCCGTAGTCGGTGGATTTACAGACTGGTGCCAAGTTAGTGCTGGTAATGTACACACAGCGGCTGTTCGTACTAATGGTACTATTTGGGGTTGGGGCTGCAATACTAGTGGTAGAATTGGTGACAATACTACAGTAAACAAATCCTCACCAGTCTCAGTTGTAGGTGGATTCACTGACTGGTGCCAAGTGAGTGCTGGTTATAACACTGCTGCTATTCGTACCAACGGTACTATTTGGGCTTGGGGTCCTGGTATATGTGGTATGCTTGGTGACAATACTACAGTAAACAAATCCTCCCCGGTATCAGTAGTCGGTGGATTTACAGACTGGTGCCAGGTAAGCGTTGGATGTTCACACACATCTGCTGTGCGTACCAATGGTACTATTTGGAGTTGGGGGTGCAACAGTTATGGTGCTCTTGGCAATAATGATATTGTATCAAGGTCCTCACCAGTCTCAGTCGTAGGTGGATTTACTAATTGGAAACAAGTAAGCGCATCAAACAACACAACTTTAGCACTTCAAGTAAAATCAGTATAAATATAAGATTAAGGAGTTCATATGTTCGTTTTAGTACACAACGGTAGAGTTTTAGTTGGTCCAATGGGTTGGAACCGTGCCATGTTTGATGGTAATCTTGAGAAATTGAAAATTCAATTTACGTTACCACGTGCAGAGCCAGATGTTTTACCATTAGTAATCAATGAAAACACTGTAATCAAACGAGTAGATTTTGATTATCCAGTATACAATCCAAAGATTCAATATCTAGAAGGTCCATATTGGGATCATACGCAAACTAATTCTAGAGCGTTTTACGAAGTAAAACCACAACCTATTGAGTCAGTCAAGGCAAATTTGAAACAAATTGTTGCTGAGAATCGTTGGAAAAAAGAAGTTGCTGGTACAAAAACAACTATACAAGGAGTTGAAGTAACTGTTGATACTGCTCGTGGTTCACGTGACATATTTGTTCAAAAGTATCTACTGTTGCCTGAAAATGGAACTGTTGGCTGGAAATTTCCTGAGTGTTGGATGACTCTAACTAAAGCTGAGTTAGGTGCAGCAGTATCAGCTGGTGCATCGCATGTTGAAAATGCATTCATTTGGGAAGCAACTAAAGCTAATTTGATTGATTTTAGTGATACACTAGAGCAACTGAACGTTATCAATCTTGAAGAGTAAATATCAGTATGGCTGATATTAATCAAGAAGTTCTACGTCGAATGGTGTCCACTAAGTTGGGCACTGTTTCAGTGTCTTCTGATTCGTCTGACTTTTTAATAACTCAGGCTGCAAATATTTTAGAACCAACGAACAGAGAATTTTTTGTTGCAACTGCTAATGATCTACCCGATCTATATTTGAAAAAAATACCCAATGGTACCATTGTATATGTTGACTCACTTGGAACTCAATTAGTTTCAAACAATGAAAAATGGTATGGTTTAGATGGTAGGTTGTTTAGAGATGATGCTCCTAGTAGAACGATTTGGGCTTGGGGGTGCAATGCTTCTGGTCAACTTAGTGACAATACTATTGTAGCAAAATCATCTCCAGTCTCAGTAGTCGGTGGATTCACTGACTGGTGTCAGGTAAGCGCTGGATTGAACTGGTCAGCTGCTGTACGTAGCAATGGTACTATTTGGAGTTGGGGGTGTAACACATATGGTAGACTTGGTGACAATACTATTGTAGACAAATCCTCACCAGTCTCAGTAGTCGGTGGATTTACAGATTGGTGTCAGGTTGATTCTGGACGATACCATTCAATTGCAATACGTACCAGTGGTACATTATGGGCATGGGGACGAGGTAGTGTTGGTAGACTAGGTGATAATTCAACTACAAGCAAATCCTCACCAGTATCAGTAGTCGGTGGATTCACTGACTGGTGTCAGGTAAGCGCTGGCAATCAACACACAGCTGCTGTACGTAGCAATGGTACTATTTGGAGTTGGGGATATGGGTGTAATGGTAGACTTGGAGACAATACTATTGTAGACAAATCCTCACCAGTATCAGTAGTCGGTGGATTTACAGACTGGTGTCAAGTAAGCGCTGGGTGCGTGCACTCAGCTGCTGTGCGTACCAATGGTACTGTTTGGGCTTGGGGTATCGGTGTAGATGGTAGACTTGGAGACAATACTATTGTAGCAAAATCATCTCCAGTCTCAGTCGTAGGTGGATTTACAGATTGGTGCCAAGTAAGCGCTGGTGATGCACACACAGCTGCTGTTCGTATCAATGGTACTATTTGGAGTTGGGGTAGTAATATATGCAGCAGACTTGGTGATAATACTATTGTAGACAAATCCTCCCCAGTATCTGTAGTCGGTGGATTTACAGATTGGTGTCAAGTGAGTGTTGGTAATGCACACTCAACCGCTGTACGTACCAATGGTACTATATGGTCTTGGGGTAGTGGTAGTAGTGGTAAACTAGGTGATAATACTATTGTAGACAAATCCTCACCAATCTCAGTAGTCGGTGGATTTACAGACTGGTGCCAAGTGGGTGCTGGTGTATATCACACCGCTGCATTAAGAATAACAAATATATGACAGTAAGTATTCAACCACTATACGACATAATCAACAATAAAGTAGCATTACCTGCTACTAAACCTGTTGAATTAATGCAACTGTCTGAAGCAGCAAAGATGCTTGATAGTATTGTGTATCGTGTTGCTAACTTAGCAGCACTTCCACCGGCGGCTGAAAACAAAGGTAGATTGATTTGGGTTGATGATATCCAGAACTATCGATACAGCAATGGTACAACTTGGAGTATTGAATACAATAGTACACAAGTTATTAATAATGATATATGGACTTGGGGTAATAATACCTCTGGTAGACTTGGTGACAATACCATTGCAGACAAATCCTCCCCAGTATCAGTCGTAGGTGGATTCACTGATTGGTCCCAAGTGAGCGCTGGTTGTCAACACACAGCTGCTGTACGTACTAACGGTACTATTTGGACTTGGGGTAACAATGCTTCTGGTAGACTTGGTGATAACACTATTGCAGACAAATCATCCCCAGTCTCAGTTGTGGGTGGGTTTACAGACTGGTGCCAAGTGGGTGCTGGATGCGCACACACAGCTGCTGTTCGTACCAATGGTACTATTTGGAGCTGGGGCATTAATACCAGTGGTAGACTTGGTAACAATGCTATTGTAACTAGATCATCCCCAGTCTCAGTTGTCGGTGGATTCACTGACTGGTGCCAGGTAAGCGCTGGTGATTATCACACTGCTGCTGTACGTACCAATGGTACTATTTGGACTTGGGGGTATAATAACTCTGGTAGACTTGGTGATAACACTATTGCAGACAAATCATCCCCGGTCTCTGTAGTTGGTGGATTCACTGATTGGTGCCAAGTGAGTGCTGGATATTCACACACAGCTGCTGTACGTACCAATGGTACTATTTGGAGTTGGGGTGTTAATGCTGCAGGTAAACTTGGTGATGGTACAGTTGCAGCAAGCTCATCCCCAGTCTCAGTTGTGGGTGGATTCACTGACTGGTGCCAAGTAAGCGCTAGCAGTGGTCATACAGTTGCTGTTCGTACCAATGGTACTATTTGGAGTTGGGGGTTCAATGGTTCTGGTAGACTAGGGAACAACGCAGTTGCAGCAAGCTCATCCCCAGTCTCAGTTGTGGGTGGATTCACTGACTGGTGCCAAGTAAGCGCTAGCAGTGGTCATACAGTTGCTGTTCGTACCAATGGTACTATTTGGAGTTGGGGGTGTGGTAGTTCAGGTCAACTTGGTGACAATACCATTGCAGACAAATCCTCCCCAGTATCAGTCGTAGGTGGATTCACTGATTGGTCCCAAGTGAGCGCTAGTGGTCTGATTGCGATCGCAATCAGAACATATTCAGCTAAAGGTTTCTAATGTCATTCAATTTTACTAATTTAGAAATGGCATTATCTGAGAAGATGTCTTCAGGTACGTCATATGATCTTTTGTTGTATACAAAAGCATTGAAATTTTTGTCTCAAAATCTTGTATCTACTGTAAGACAATTTTCAGATCTACCAACATTAAGTTCAGTCACTGAAGGTAGTTTGTATTTGGTTGAAACTGAGAACGTAGTGTACGTTGCAGATAAAACAACGTATGGTGGATTCTGGAAGCCAATTAAAACTGACTACAGTAGCAAGGTTTGGACATGGGGTAGTAATGCATGTGGTCAACTCGGTAATAATACTGTTGTAGCACTATCATCCCCTGTATCAGTTGTAGGTTCTTTTACTGACTGGTGTCAAGTAAGTGCCGGTTGTCGTATGACTGTTGCTGTACGTTCTAATGGTACTATTTGGACTTGGGGTTGTAACAATGGTGGTGAGCTCGGTGATAACACCATTGTATCTAAGTCATCACCAGTCTCAGTCGTAGGTGGATTTACAGATTGGTGTCAAGTAAGTGCTAGTGAACATACAACTGCTGGTGTACGTAGTAATAGTACATTATGGACTTGGGGCACCAATGCTGCTGGTAAACTCGGTGATAATACTACATTAAACAAATCCTCACCAATCTCCGTAGTAGGTGGATTTACTGACTGGTGTCAAGTAAGCGCTGGAATTATACATACAATGGCAGTAAGATCCAATGGTACTATTTGGAGTTGGGGGTGCGGTGCATGTGGATTGTTAGGTAACAATTCTACTGTTAATAGATCATCTCCAGTCTCAGTAGTCGGTGGATTCACTGACTGGTGCCAAGTAAGTGCTGGTACTGGACATACAGTCGCTGTGCGTACAAATGGTACTATTTGGAGTTGGGGTTGTGCAACTAACGGTAGACTTGGTGACAATACTACAGCGTGTAAATCTTCTCCAGTCTCAGTAGTCGGTGGATTCACTGACTGGTGCCAAGTAAGCGCCGGTGATATACATTCCGCTGCTGTACGCACTAATGGTACTGTGTGGACTTGGGGTCAAAATCCAGCTGGTCAACTTGGTGACAATACTATTGCTAACAAATCCTCTCCAGTCTCAGTAGTTGGTGGATTTACAGACTGGTGTCAAGTAAGTGCAATTTACAGACACACAGCGGCTGTGCGTACCAATGGTACTATTTGGACTTGGGGAAGTAGTACGGCCGGTCAACTTGGCGACAATACTACAATAAACAAATCCTCTCCAGTCTCTGTCGTAGGTGGATTTACTGACTGGTGTCAAGTAAGCACTGGTAGCTTACATACAGTCGCAATTCAAAAGAAAGTACATTAATGTCATTAATAAACGCTACTTCACTTGAAGCTACTTTAGCATCTGCGATTGCAACTGTTAATGCATCTTCACTTGAAAATGTATATTCATTAATTGATGCTAATAATGTAATTAATGTTGATGCAATGTTTTATGTACAGACAGCAAATGATCTACCAGATCTTGCTACTGTACCAATTCCTAATGGTCAAATCGTATATGTAAACTCTATATCACTACATGTCATATCATGGAATTATAAGTGGATTTCATTTGATGGTAGAGTGTATAGAGATGATTCAAATGTTAATACTATTTGGAGTTGGGGCTGTGCAGGTAACGGTAGACTTGGTGACGATACTAGTTTAGACAAATCCTCTCCGGTATCAGTTGTAGGTGGATTTACTGATTGGTGTCAAGTAAGTGTTGGTGGTAGCCATACATCTGCTGTGCGTACCAATGGTACTATCTGGGCTTGGGGACAAGGTAGTGCTGGTAAACTCGGTGATAATTCAACTACAAGCAAATCCTCACCAGTCTCTGTAGTCGGTGGATTTACTGATTGGTGTCAAGTAAGTGTTGGTGGTAGCCATACATCTGCTGTGCGTACCAATGGTACTATCTGGGCTTGGGGTAGCAATGCTGATGGTAAACTTGGTGATAACACTGCTACGTCTAAATCCTCACCAGTCTCTGTAGTCGGTGGATTTACTGATTGGTGTCAAGTAAGTGCTGGTGGTAGCCATACATCTGCTGTGCGTACCAATGGTACTATTTGGGCTTGGGGTAGCAATGAATTTGGTAAACTCGGTGATAATTCAACTACAAGCAAATCCTCACCAGTCTCTGTAGTCGGTGGATTTACTGATTGGTGTCAAGTGAGTGCTGGATGTGCACACTCACTTGCTGTGCGTACCAATGGTACTATTTGGGCTTGGGGTAGTAATGGTGCAGGTAGACTTGGAGACAATACTACTGTATCAACCTCTTCACCAGTCTCTGTAGTCGGTGGGTTCACTGATTGGTGTCAAGTAAGCGCTGGCATTCAACACACAGCTGCTGTTCGCACTAATGGTACTATATGGACTTGGGGTAGTAATGGTGCAGGTATACTAGGTGACAATACTATTGCTAACAAATCCTCCCCAGTCTCAGTTGTCGGTGGATTCACTGACTGGTGCCAGGTAAGCGCTGGTGATTATCACACTGCTGCTGTACGTACCAATGGTACTATTTGGACTTGGGGTAGTGGTGGTAGTGGTAGACTTGGTAGTGACACTATTACGACTAAATCATCTCCAGTCTCAGTAGTCGGTGGATTCACTGACTGGTGCCAAGTAAGCGCTGGTGTTTATCACACCGCTGCAATCCGTACCACATAAATAAGTGTATGACAATTAGTAACAAACACTTAATCGACAAAATCAACATAGAAATGGTTGGATCACCAACTGACATTTCTGATGTAACTGCTCTAACTAAAGCATCAATTGATGTTAGACAAGTATTTTCTGTTGCTGACTTACAATCTTTACCAGCTGCGTTACTTAATACTGGTAGATTGGTATGGGTTCAATCTATTAAAGATTACAGATACAGTAATGGTGTTGACTGGGTAAGAGATTTTAACAGCACAGTACATTATGAGAATACAGTTTGGGCTTGGGGGTTCGCTGCATGTGGTGCATTAGGTGATAACAGTGTTACAAACAAATCCTCCCCTGTCTCTGTAGTCGGTGGATTTACAGACTGGTGTCAAGTAAGTAGTGGATGTGCTAGCTCAGCTGCTGTACGTACCAATGGTACTATTTGGAGTTGGGGATGTGCAGGTAGTAGTCAACTTGGTGATAATACTGTAGTTAGTAGATCCTCCCCTGTCTCAGTTGTAGGTGGATTCACTGACTGGTGCCAGGTTAATGTTGGTTTGTGTCATACAGTTGCTTTACGTACTAATGGTTCTATATGGACATGGGGTTGCAATTTAAATGGTCAACTTGGTGACAACACTACTATAGCTAAATCCTCACCAATCTCAGTTGTTGGTGGATTCACTGATTGGTGTCAAGTAAGCGCTGGTGGTAGCCATACATCTGCTGTACGTACCAATGGTACTATTTGGGCTTGGGGTAGCAATGCTGATGGTAGACTTGGTGACAACACTACTATAGGTAAATCCTCACCAGTCTCTGTTGTAGGTGGATTCACTGATTGGTGCCAAGTGAGTGCTGGTAGTTTACATACTGTTGCAATCCGTACCAATGGTACTATTTGGAGTTGGGGGAGTAATATCTCTGGTAGACTTGGTGACAATACTATTGTAGACAAATCATCACCAGTCTCCGTAGTCGGTGGATTCACTGACTGGTGTCAAGTGAGTACAGGTGGTTCCCACACAGCAGCAGTGAGAACTAATGGTACTATTTGGACTTGGGGATACAATGCTTGTGGTAGGCTTGGTGATAATACTGTAGTTAGTAGACCCTCTCCAGTATCTGTAGTCGGTGGATTCACTGATTGGTGTCAAGTGAGTGCTAGTAATGGTCACACCTCAGCTATTCGTACCAATGGTACTATTTGGAGTTGGGGTTGCAATGCGTCTGGTCAACTTGGAGACAATACTATTGTAGCAAAATCCTCCCCAGTCTCTGTTGCTAGTGGGTTCAGTGATTGGTGTCAGGTAAGCGCTGGTAGCAATGCTACATTCGCAATCAAAAAGCGTCAGATTGGATTCTAAATGACACTGAATATACAACAAATAGAAAAAACAATCTCTGATGCTATTGAAAAAACTTTAAATGCAAACGATGTATTGTTATTGAGTAAATCAATTTCATTGTTGAAAACTGGTGGTGTTATTGTTGTACCATCATTTTCTAATCTACCACTAATTGATACTGTTGAATCTGGTACATTAGCATATGTAAAGACTGACAACTTATTGTATGTAGCAGATAAGAAAGATCTGTATGCTGACTTACATATTTGGAGATCGATTCAGAAAGATTACATTTCAACTGTTTGGGGTTGGGGTGCTAATGGTTCTGGTAGACTTGGAGACAATACTACTGTATCCAAATCCTCTCCAGTCTCAGTTGTGGGTGGGTTTACAGATTGGTGTCAAGTAAGTGCTGGTGGCAATCATTCAGCGGCTGTTCGCACCAATGGTACTATTTGGGCTTGGGGGTGTGGTAGTTCAGGTCAACTTGGTAGTGACACTATTACGACTAAATCATCACCAGTCTCAGTAGTTGGTGGATTCACCGACTGGTGTCAAGTGAGTGGTGGATTGTTTCACACAGCTGCTGTACGTAGCAATGGTACTATTTGGAGTTGGGGTAGTGGTAGTAGTGGTCAACTTGGAGACAATACGCTTGTAACTAGATCCTCCCCAGTATCAGTTGTAGGTGGATTCACAGACTGGTGTCAAGTAAGCGCTGGTGATGCACACACAGCTGCTGTACGTAGCAATGGTACTATTTGGAGTTGGGGAATTGGTTCTTGTGGTAGGCTTGGTGACAATACTATTGTAACTAAATCATCACCTGTCTCAGTTGTTGGTGGATTCACTGATTGGTGTCAAGTAAGCGCTGGTGGTAGCCATACATCTGCTGTTCGTACCAACGGTACTATTTGGGCATGGGGTAATAATGGGTTTGGTCAGCTTGGCAACAATGATTTTATATCCAAATCCTCCCCAGTCTCTGTAGTCGGTGGATTCACTGATTGGTGTCAAGTAAGCGCTGGTGTGTACCATACATCTGCTGTACGTACCAATGGTACTATTTGGACTTGGGGGTGTGGTACATGTGGATTGTTAGGTAACAATTCTACTGTTAATAGATCCTCACCAGTATCAGTTGTAGGTGGATTCACTGATTGGTGTCAAGTGAGTGCTGGTAGATGTCACACCGCTGCTGTGCGTACTAATGGTACTGTGTGGAGCTGGGGTTCTAATGAGTTTGGTAGACTAGGTGACAATACTATTGTAGACAAATCCTCCCCAGTATCAGTCGTAGGTGGATTCACTGATTGGTCCCAAGTGGGTGCTGGTGGATGTCACGCTACTGCTATTAGAAAAAGATTAATGCTATGAATACATTAGATACTCAATACAACGAGTCAAGAACTCAAGAATTAATCAATACACTAACCACTTCCACTAAGGAAGGGATGTTGCTTGCTGCAATATCAACAAATGCAGTATCAGATAATCGCCAAGTATCAGTTGCAACAGCAAATGACTTACCAGATCTGTTTCTTACAAGAATACCAGATGGTACTATTGTGTTTGTTGAAGCAATCAATATGCATGTTATTGCAAACACAGAGCGATGGATGAGCTTAGATGGTCGAGTCTACCGCAATGATGCACCTAGTAGAACGGTTTGGAGTTGGGGGTGTGCTGGTAGTGGTCAGCTTGGCGATGACACTATCGTTGATAAATCCTCACCAGTATCGGTAGTCGGTGGATTCACTGATTGGTGCCAAGTAAGCGCTGGGTGTAATCATTCAGCTGCTGTGCGCATGAATGGTACTCTGTGGGGTTGGGGTAGCGATATTAACGGTAAACTTGGTGATAATAATTCAGTATCAACATCATCCCCGGTCTCTGTAGTCGGTGGATTTACTGATTGGTGTCAAGTAAGTGCTGGAATGCCCCACTCAGCTGCTGTGCGCACCAATGGTACTATTTGGAGTTGGGGTAGCGGTGCAGATGGTAGACTTGGTGATAATACGCTTGTAACTAGATCCTCACCAGTATCAGTTGTAGGTGGATTTACTGACTGGTGTCAAGTGAGTGCTGGTGGATTTCATACTGCAGCTGTGCGTACCAATGGTACTGTGTGGAGTTGGGGTAATAATACCTCTGGTAGACTTGGTGATAATACCGCTACAGACAAATCCTCTCCAGTCTCTGTAGTCGGTGGATTCACTGACTGGTGTCAAGTGAGTGTTGGGTATGAACATTCAACTGCTATCCGTACCAATGGTACTATATGGAGTTGGGGTCTTGGTAGTTCAGGTAGACTTGGTGACAATACTAATGTAACTAGATCCTCACCAGTATCAGTTGTAGGTGGATTCACTGACTGGTGTCAAGTTAGTGTTGGTGTTTGTCACACTGCTGCTGTGCGTACCAATGGTACTATTTGGAGTTGGGGAAATGGATGTTTTGGTATACTTGGTGACAATACTATTACAACTAGATCCTCCCCAGTCTCAGTTGTAGGTGGATTTACTGACTGGTGCCAAGTAAGCGCTGGTAGGTGTCACACCGCTGCTGTGCGTACTAATGGTACTATTTGGACTTGGGGTAATAATAGTAGCGGTAGACTTGGTAATGGTACAGTTACGACAAGTTCATCGCCAGTCTCTACCGTTAGCGGGTTCACTGACTGGTGCCAAGTGGGTGCTGGTGGCTTTCACTCAGTCGCATTAAGAGTAACAGACATATAAAATGTTGATTATATAGTTACAAGGTTGTAAAATACTATGTAACTATATCCAATATTTCATTATGACATCTTTGAATCTAACGCCATGTAATAACATGGCAGTTGAAAACGCATACATTATCACAATAAAAAACAATGAAACATCCGAGTTTCTTTCAGCTCGATGTCAACAATCCTGCATTGAAACAAATATGCCATACAGTATATGGCAAGCATTCGATGGTACAGGCAGTGATATTAAAATCCCAGACAATCTAAAAGATGCATCTTGGTTAAAATGGTTCAAGTTGTATGAAACATTTCTTTCACCAACAGAAGTATCGTGTTACCTATCCCATCTCTCATTGTGGGTACACTGTATGGAAATTGACCAACCCATTGTGATTCTAGAACACGATGCTGTCATGGTTGCACCCTATAGAAACCATTTTGGATTCAACCAAATTGTATACCTAGGATGTTCCGAACAAGCAAAGGGATGGAATGTAACACCTATACCACCCATGGGACAAAGAAATCCAAACTACAAATTCATGCTGAGAGCACATGCATATGCAGTGGACCCACATTCAGCAAAAAATCTTGTTGCACACACTCTAAAATATGGTATAAATGAATCATTAGATGTTACAATGAGGGCTGACATTTTTGGTATCATTCAAGGTGGATTATTTGCATTTGATATACCCTACCATGAATCTACCATAAACAGCAGAAAAAAACATCCAGATGGAACAGAAAGGTAAACAATGAAACTTAATATTGGCTCAGGTGGTACGCAATACGAAGGTTATAAAACATGTGATTATGATCCTTTAGCAGAACCAGATTTTTTGTTCAACTTAGAAACAGATCGTTTTCCCTTTGAAGATAGTACAGTCGAATCTGTTATTGCACATCATGTTTTTGAACATCTCGGTGAAGGATACTTCAATTGTTTAAAAGAGCTGTACCGAGTATGTAAACACGGTGCAATCATCGATGTTCGAGTACCACATCACCGACATGATTATTTCTTCGATGATCCTACACATCGTCGACCCATTACTGTTGGTGGAATGCTCTTGTTCAGTAAAAAGCATAACAAGCTATGCAAAGAACAAGGTGCTGCATCATCTAGACTGGGTGACTATTTTGATGTTGACTTTGAAATTGTTCAACATGAAATTGTCCCCTCTGGTAAGTACCGTGAACAGTTTGTTGGTATGGACCGAGAAACTGTTGAATCATATCTACGTGAACACAGCAATATCATTGAAGAAGTATGGATGCAACTAGTAGTCGTCAAAGAATGAGAAAGTTTGATGCAAACCACGCAAGTGGTATTGTAATGGACTTACTGACCAGTGAAAAACGCAAAATTGCGTTTGAAATACTGGATATGTACTATATGCACGCTGAAACACTTTCGGACTTTGACATACTAGGTGGTCTTGCTCTAAAAGCAGAACATCGTCAGTTGTATCTAAAGTGTGCAGAAGCAGCGTATACCAAAGCAGAGACATCTGAACAGTTGTATATTGCTAGATCCAATCTCTATAAAGCATACAATGCATTGAACTATCCAGAAAAGGCATTGTTCTACATTGGTCTAAATCTCAAAGTAACACCAGATGATTTTGAGACACAGACACAACGAGCATTCAACCTAGCATTGCAAGGAAATCGTCGAGAGTCAGAGGATATTCTGTCTGGACTTGCAGTCAAGTTTCCTGATAGAGCAAAAGATCTTAAAAGTGCATTCTCTGGTAAAATGTTACGCAATGGCAATACAGCAGAAGGCATTTTATCATTCATTGAAACATTTAAACCCAAGAATGTACTGTTTGATGATGTCTTAAAAATGAAACGTTGGGATGGTATTCCTCGTCCAGGAAAAACAATCTATGTCGATGGTGAAGGTGGCATTGGTGATGAAATCATTAACATCCGTTTCTTTAAGCATCTTGAAGATCTAGGAATGAAACCAATTCTATATTCTGCTTGGTCTGAATATAGAAAAGATACTATTGAGTTTTTCAAACGAAATGGATTTGAGGTTACTACCGATAAAATTACAGTTGATAGAACACAGCTATGGGTACCAATGATGTCCTTACCAGGATATCTTAACCTAACTGAAAATCAACTATGGTATGGTCCATATCTAACACCACAACGAAAGAATCAATTAAAATTTCCAAATGTGAAATTAAAAATTGGTATCAAATGCTCAGGTAATCCATATTTCAGCCAAGACGAATATCGAAAAATCGATATTGATAAAATGTTGGAGTATCTACCCATTGATAACAACCAAGTATGTGTCTATTACATTGACAAACAACCATTAAGTGATTTAAAGTTTCCAGTAGTTGACTTATCTCCAAATATAAAATCATGGGAAGATACATTAGACATCATTGACCAAATGGATGTTATTGTGAGCTCATGTACGAGCTTGGTGCATGCAGCAGGTGCAATGGGTAAAGAAACTCATGTGATTGTTCCAATCGCTGAATACTATATATGGTCAACTACAAGCAAAACAACTCGTAGTCCTTGGTATGGTGAAAACTTTCATGTACATAAGCAAACAAAGGTTAGAAGTTGGGATGAGCCACTTCAAGAAGTGTCTATAGTATTAAACAAATTGATTGAGAAATAATGAACAAACAATATCATTTTATCACGGGGTTGCCACGGTCTGGTTCAACTCTATTAAGTTCTATTCTGCGACAAAACCCTAGATTTCATGCATCTATTACTGACCCATTGGCCAGCTTAGTGCGTGGTGTTACAGATGAATGTCAGAATGGACCTGGAATGAAGAGTGAGGTTCCAATACAACGTCGACGCAACCTTATAACCGGTCTTGTCAACGGTTTCTATCAAGATGTAGACAGTCCTGTTATTTTCAATACAAACCGTGCGTGGACGCTTCTCGCAGGTCTGACAGCGGATGTCTTTCCACAGTCAAAACTGATTGTATGTGTTCGTGATATCAAATGGGTACTTGATAGTTTTGAAGTTGCACATCGACGCAACCCATTGTCTAAAAATACAGTAACTGGTGGCAATGAAGGTACAGTTTACTCTCGAGTAGAAAATCTAATGACAGAACAAGGTGTTGTTGGATTCCCATACGTTGGCATTAAACAAGCTATTACTGGACCTGAGAAGAAAAACCTAATTCTGATTGAATACGATGAGTTGTGTAAGAACCCCAAGCAAACACTCAAAGCAATCTATTCATTCATCGGTGAAGAATACTTTGAGCATGACTTTGATTCAGTAGAAGCATCGTGGGATGAGTACGATTCTGAAATCGGTATCAAGCTGCACGATGTTAGAAAAAAGGTAGAGTATAAACCTCGAAACTTCATACTTCCACCTGACATATTAAGTAAGTACAACAACATGGAAGTTTGGAGATATTAAACGTGAATACAACATTTGTTATCAACGGCGGTGCCGGTCGAGTTCTAACAGCTATTCCAGCACTAGAAAAATTTGCAAGATTGAATCCCGATAACGACTTCAAAGTCCTTGTCTATGGATGGGAAAATTTGTACTGGAACCATCCAGTTCTACAGAAGCGGACGTTTGGTGCAGTTGGAAAAGGTACATTCGATTTGTTCATCAAAAACAATGAACTGATTGTTCCAGAGCCCTATCTACAACATGCATACTATAATCAACACCTATCGCTTGCAGAAGCATTTGATGTAGATATTAATAAGACAAATGACCACACAGATATCAATAAACCAAACTTATACATCAGCACATACGAACAGATTAATATCAGACGTATTATTGCTGAGCTGAAGGAACAGCATAAAAAGAATAAGTTGGTTATTGTCCAGCCCTATGGTTCCACAATGACAATGAACAATGGTAGGCCATTTGATACAAGCCATCGAAGTATTGACGTTGATGACTACATTCGATTGATTTCCAAGATTGATAAGAATGCATTGGTTGTGTATTTTGGTAATCCAGAATTTAGACATCCAGCAGATGATATTACACCTAACTTAAATCACTTCAACCCAGATTTGCGCATGTTTATGTCGTTTATCTCTGAATGCGATTACTTTGTTGGTTGTGATAGTGTTGGACAGCACATGGCTAGAGCTTTCAATAAACCAGGTTCAATTATCATGGGTTCTACATTTGAAAAAAATGTATCTTATCCTGATCACTTTAGAATTCTACGAAAGAAAGGCTTTGCACCAACATACAGCCCATTGAGGCTACCAGGTGTTGATGGAGATTTCGCTGATCGTTCGAACGATGGTATCATGTCCTTCAGCGAAACTGAAATCAATGAATTTGCAAACATCATTAATTTAGATCTAAATGAGTGCTGATACTACCGATATTCCAGTAAACAAAGCTGCTATTAAACTCATTCACGCAGATGGCTTTTTCAAGGCAGGTGAATGTGAAGCAATGGCTAACACTGTTCGTACACTTCGTTTTGTTGACAAACCATATGGTAAGGAGATGGAACGTTTTTCAATTGTTCTACCTGGCATTGCACCCATATTTTCAAAAATGCTGGGTGAGGAAGTTGAAGTTGTTGAAGAATGTTCAGGTGTATTTCGTCGACCACTTGATACAGTAATTCACTTTGAGCATTTTGACACACTAGATGAATGGTGCTTTGTAGTTGCATTGGAACACAATACCCTGAACTTTTTCCATCATCTCAAAAAGGGTGGCACATATGGTGAAATTGATGCTAAGACTGTTTTAGATGGTCATGAGTTCAACTACAGGAACATGTTTGAATGGCATATGCACTCCAATGTTCTTCTTGAACCCAATCAAGGTGTATTTTTTAGACCATGGTTGTTCCATTCACTTCAAGATGGGTTAGTACAATACTATAGATTGAAGCGAAAGAAATAAGAAAAAGGACCATTTGGTCCTTTTATTTTTTGCCCCATTCAATATTGTTCCATATTCGCTCATGTACATAAAAGAAACAAGTATTGAGAACTATTTGAGTGATTGCAATGGTACTAGATATCTGAATGTTACCTGTTGAAATCCATGCAACGGAGAATGTAGATACGCTTCCAATAAACCGCCATGTTATTGTTTTTAGTATAGAGCGTTTTGCCGAGTCCATAAGTTCTTGATATCTCGCATAATACAGTTTACACTTTCATTCAGTGCATAGTTCTTGATTCGTAAATCAACACTAACTGGTGGTTCAAATATTGCATTGGTATCTGGAAATCGACCTTCATCAATTGTATCGACCCATACAGTATAGTCCGCTGCAAAAATATTGCGGATTTCATTTGTTGGTGCAACAAAATCTGCAATAACAATATCAGCTGTGGATGTACTAGCCAAAGAATTCATTCGCGTAGCTTGTCTAATACGACCAATTGCACTGAAATCCCAATCGTTATATGCTTCGCGGATTGCATCAGCATTCAACCAATCTACTGTCATGTCATGATCAATTAATGCGTCATGTAATGCGCTTGCAAGAGTTGTCTTACCGGCTCCTGGTAATCCCATAATCAAAATTTTAAGCATAGTATGTCATATCTGCTAGTGTATTGTATTGGTAACATCCTTTAAGATGTTCTGGAAACGCAATGGTATGTACTTTTGCATCATATGCAATTGCAACTTCGTCAGCAACTGATTGGAACGAGCGTGTAGTACCAGTGCCAAGATCAAAAATCCCATAGATGTCTCGATTGCTCATATTCCATTGTACTTCACATACGCGATCAACATGTACAAAATCTCGGAATATTGATTCGGATCCTTCAAATACTTTAATCACCCCATTGTTTAATGCTTGTTGCTTGAACTGATAGAATGGCGAGGCTTGTTTGTCTTTATGCCACTCAGAATCATTGGTTGCATATACATTGAAATACCTAAATCCTTGAACTGGGTAGTTATTATCCATAACAGCTTTGTCTACCAAGTATTTGCTGTATGCATATAGGTTCAGCGGACCATCGTTGTTTCCATAAACACTCGCAGAGGATGAGTATGAAACAAATACATTGTTCATTATGCACGCATTCAATAAGTTGAGTGTATATGTAACATTTCGTGTCATAACTAAATTTCCATCCCAGCATGTTGTGTCACTCACTGCACCAAAATGGAATACTTTTTCAATAGTACCCGACTGTATTAAATTAACAACAAAATCTGGATGTACATAGTTTACAAACTTTGCACCTAATAGATTCTTGTATTGTCTACCATTGTCTAGATAATCGGAAACAAGTATATTTTCTATACCAAGGTTGTTCAAATATTTTACAAAGTTAGAGCCAATGAAACCATAGGCACCTGTCACAAGAATAAATTTCATTCATTAAACCAATCATCTGCGTTGAACGCTTTATCATCTATCCAGATATCGTAGCTGGGTTTATGCATTTTCAATTCATCAAACTTGGCACCCCATTCCGCTAACTGTTTATGTGTTAACTCTGTGTAGTCAACTCCAGAATCCATCCCACGTGCAGTCCAATACACAATATAGTTACCAGCATCATATAGCTCGTTTATTCGAGCAATACGACTTTTAAATGGAATGGATTCTGCATATCCACCAATACCTTTAGGTGAACATATTGTCCCATCAATATCAATTACATACTTCACGTTGACTGTCTCCTGGCATTACTCGGTAGTTATCTTCAACTGAATCCGGTGTAGATACCTCAATGATATTACCTGCTTTGATACAAATCAACCTATGTGGCATCAATGGTAAGTTTCTCCATGTATCGCCAATGTCTAGCTGTTGGGAATGTATAGATGCATCTTCAGTATCTATGTATTCAACAATAAATTTACCTGACAAAACATACCATGTCTCATCTTTCTGTGCATGGAAGTGCATTGAGAATTTTGCACCCTCATTAAAATGCATAAGTTTTCCACAATATTTGTCATTTGTTGCCCAAATATTCTCAAACCCCCAACCCTTTTCAACTAGTCCTGTCAGTTGCATTTTGAATCCTTTCAATGATAGCCGATGATGAATATGTACCCAGTGTTGGAACCAGTACAACTTTAGCAAGTTCACTACCAACAACATTTTTGTCTTTGTAGTCCTCACCTTTGACAATGATATCAGGTTTAATTCGTTTGATTACTTCGATAGGAGTATCTTCTGAAAAAATATGAAATTCATCTATTAGGTTCAATGCAGACAACATTGAAATGCGATCTTTCAAAATATTAATAGGTCGCATAGGTCCTTTGAGACGTGTAATAGATGCATCATCGTTGATACCAACAATCAGTTTATTGCCCATATGTTTGGCTTCACGCAATAGTTTAATGTGCCCAGGATGTAATACATCAAAACACCCATTGGTGAATACCACGACTTCTTTATGAATACCAATATCTGCTGGTGTTATTACATATGTACCATGGTGTTTAACTGCAACACCGGATGCTTTATTTGCTAACCTAACTGCATCAACAAACTCCATACCTTTATGTACACCATACGCAAGAACTGCTGTGAATGTATCACCTGCGCCGGTAACATCGGATACTTCTACTGCTTCTGATGGAATGTGAACAAACCCAATACTAGGTGCAAACACAGCAACACCATCACTACCCATAGTAACAACCAAATAATCTGTATGCAAACGTTTATATGCTTGCTCCATTTGTTGTTTAATGTTTTTAAGTGTTACTGTAGTTCCAACAAATGATTCAAACTCTTTTAGATTGGGTTTGATACAGTAAGCATAGCTATACACATCAAGTGATCGTTTTGGATCTACAATAATTTTTGTTGTAGTATGTACCAATGTAAATGGATATTTGAATTCATTGAATGCACCTTTGTTGTAGTCACTGAAGACAACAACTGATGCATTGTTTTTCTCGTGTTTCCATTGAATATCTTTTGGTGTTACATCAATGCGAGTAATATAATGACCATCTGCATATACTCGTTTTTTCACTGGGTATTCATTTGCAGTTGTGCAAAGGCTGACGTCTGACGTCAGCGATTGAATATTTTTAAAAACGTTGTTGGCACCACCACATTTAAATTCACTGGATTGGAAGTCAACAACTGGTACCGGTGCTTCAGGGCTCAATCTCGTTGATGTTCCATAAATGTATTCATCTATGATGATATCGCCATACACTGCAATGCTCATAAAAACCTTTACTAAATATATGATATTATAACACATTCTGTATCGTCACTATGCAAATGTGACTAAATACTTAGAATAACCTAAAAGGAAACTAAAATGGCAGGCAAAGGCGATACTTTTGAAAACGATCTATTGAAGTTGATCTTCAATGCAACAGCAATTGCAAACATTGCAGACAATGCTGCAACATCCCCACTAACCAGCTTGTATGTATCTCTACATACCGCAGATCCTGGCGAAGCTGGTAACCAAACTACTTCTGAAGCAACATACACTGGTTATGCTCGTGTTGCAGTTGCTCGAACATCTGGTGGATGGACTGTAACAACCAACACTGCTGTACCCGTTGCTGCAATTACGTTTGGTGCATGTACTGCTGGTTCTAGCACCATTACACACTTTGCTATTGGTACTGCTGTATCTGGTACTGGTAAAGTTCTATATGCTGGTGCAGTATCCCCATCCATTACTGTAACAAACGGTATTACTCCTCAGTTAACTACCAGCACTACTATCACTGAAGACTAATGATAGTATCAACTACTGGTAGAGCTTACGCAGTCAAAAAACGAACTAGGTTTCAGCGGTTTAAACTGAAATTGAAACAAGCCCTTGACTGCTTGATTTTCTGGAAGTAAGGGGCACTGGCCCCTTATTTTTATACACACTATCTGAAATCATTGTTCACTAAAACATAAAAACTAAAAATTTGGACTATGATTACACATAGCTATTCTCTTGAAGATTACTTTTCCGAGATATACGGAGAAGCAATAGTTGCCGAGAATGGCTCATCTGCCGCTAGTTCATCTGCAACGTCTACCATAACTGGACTTATTTCCAGTACAGGTACAAGTTCTAGCGCTGCTACATCAACTGGCGTACTTCGTGGAACATCAAATCAAGCGGGTACATCAACAGCTACATCAACAGCTGCAGCTGGTATAACTGGATATTGGCCAACGACTGGTACATCTACTAATAATGCCAACGTTATTGCAACTGGTATTACCATTGCTTCCGGTCAGTTCACTGGTACAACACCTGCTACATCCACTGCAACGTCAGTAATATCAGCTACTGGTAGATTCGCTGGTACATCAGATTCTACATCAACTGCTACTGCAACGCTAGCTGGTACTGATAGAGCTGATGGTACTGTTAGCGCAGTTGCTACTGCAACGTCAGTAATATCAGCTTCTGGTAATTTAGTTGGTACATCAGCTTCTACATCAACTGCTACTGCTACCCTAGCTGGTACTGATAGAGCTGCTGGTACTGTTAGTGCAGTTGCTACAGCAACATCTACAGTTATAGCAACTGGTAGATTCGCTGGTACTTCAACTGCAACTTCAACATCAGTTGCTGGTATAACTGGGTACTGGCCAACAACTGGGTCTGTAACTAGTACATCATCTGCAACATCAACACAAACTGCAACTGGTACATCTGTTGGTACATCTGTTGGTACTGCAACTGCTACTGCAACGCTAGCTGGTACTGATAGAGCTGATGGTACTGTTAGCGCAGTTGCTAGTGCTGCTGCGACGCAGACTGCAACTGGTAGATTTGCAGGAACGTCTACTAATAATGCTAACGTTATTGCAACTGGTGTCGCTATTGCATCAGGTCAGTTTACAGGATCATCAACAGCCGCTGCAACATCTACATCTACAGTTACAGCAACTGGTAGATTCGCTGGTACTTCAACTGCAACTTCAACTACAGCTGCTGGTATAACTGGGTATTGGCCAACAACTGGTACATCAGCTTCTACATCAACTGCGGCTGCTACCCTAGAAGGTACTGATAGAGCCGCTGGTACTGTTAGTGCAGTTGCTACTGCAACCTCAACACAAACTGCAACTGGTAGATTTGCAGGAACGTCTACTAATAATGCTAACGTTATTGCAACTGGTGTCGCTATTGCATCAGGTCAGTTTACTGGTACAGCACCTGCTACATCCACTGCAACATCAACACAAATTGCAACTGGTAGATTTGCTGGTACTTCAACTGCAACATCAACATCAGTTGCTGGTATAACTGGGTACTGGCCAACGACTGGTACAGTGTCTAGCGCTGCAACTGCAACTGCTGGAATAATTGGTGTTATTGCATCTACAGGAAGCGTTACTGCTACAGCTTCAATATCTGGGACTTTCAGAGCTACATCAAATCAAGTCGGTACATCAAATTCAGTTGCAACTGCTACTGCAACACTAGCTGGTACTGATAGAGCTGATGGTACTGTTAGTGCAGTTGCTACTGCTGCTGCAACACAAACCGCGACTGGTAATATAGTTGGTTCATCTACTAACACATCCACTGCGACTGCTACCCTAGAAGGTACTGATAGAGCTGCTGGTACTGTTAGTGCAGTTGCTACAGCAACATCTATTGCAACCAGCTACATTCCAACAACTGGTACATCTACTAATAATGCTAACGTTATTGCAACTGGCATTACTATTGCTTCCGGTCAGTTCACTGGAGCATCCTCAGGGTCAGCTACTGCAACATCGACACAAACTGCA